CGATCTTCCAGGAGGCCCTGCCGGGCTTCCCTCTGTGCCTTGTTCCGTTCTTCCGCCGCGCCCGCGTACGCGTATGGGAGTGCCTGTACGGCTTCGCCCTGACGGGCGCTCAGGCCCTGGATCGCCTGCTGCAGCGTGCGTCCATGGAGGCCGCTCCCCTGCAGCCCTGCAAGAGCCTGCGCCAGCGACGCCTGGATCGCGCTCGCGGCACCCTTCGCCGCGCCGACATGGGTTTCGTATTCATGCTGGGGCAGTCCGATCGCGGCCTTGTCGGCGGCGATGATCGGTGCGTACTCACGGCGGTTCTGCCGCGCGGCCCGTTCGTGGAGGATCTGGCGAAGGCGCGGGCTGAGCTGCACCGTATGGACGTTCTGCGTGCCGACGACCGGAATGCGCGCCATTACCTCTTCCCCTTCTTCTTTCGGGCGGTCGTGCCGCCGTTGGCGCCGAGACCCGCGAGAGGAGTGCCCTTCGGCTTCTGACCGGAGCCGGACTTGGCGATGCCGGTCGGCGTGACACCGGTCGGCAACACGCTCGGGTTTTCTTCGGCCCACTTCTTGAACGCCGCCGGGTGTTCTTCCATCGCCTGATAGATCTCCTCTTCGAGGTAGTTCTGGTTGGCGTTGACCCCGGCGAGCTTCGTCCGCTGTTCTTCACGACCGAGACCGAACAGATTGCGGGCCAGCTGCTGGTGGGCTTCGTGCGTCTGCTGCTTGACGTCCTGTTGCTCCTGGCTACGGCCGATGCCAAGGTTTTCGGCGAGTTCGGCGCGCTCCCGATCGGATTCGGTCCCGAGCTTTTCTCGTGCAGTGCCGATCCGGCCGAGCGCCGTCGCGAGATCTTCGCCGAGCCGCTGTTCGGAGGTCGCGATCGGCGCTTCGGCGATCTGCTGGTTGCGCGCCCGCGCGGCGGCCGCAGCGGCGCTGGTGCCCTGATCCAGCGTACCGCCCGCGTTCTGGGCTTCGGCCTGGCGGGTGGCGAGTTCGCCGAACTGCCTACCGATTTCCTGTCGCTTGGTGGCGAAGTCCTGGTACTGGCGCGCCGCGTTGTTCTCCGTGTCGGCTTCTTCGTTCGCGAGCTTTTCGTTACCCGAGGCGACTTCTCGGCCGATCTTTTCGCCGCCGCGCTCTTCTTCGAGGCCGAACTTCTGGCGGTTCCGTTTGTCTTCGGTCGTCAGGTTGTGGAGCGCGGTGTGAAAGTCGGTCGTGTCGAAGTGCTGTTTCGTCTTGATGTCTTCGAGGTTGTGTTCTTCCTGGAGACCAGCTTCACGCTGCTTGGCGGCCAGTGCGGGGTCGAAGGTGAACGCGGGAGGCTGGAGAGAGCCGGTCGTGCCCGAAACCGCTTTCGGCACCTTGGGCGCCGTCGTTCCGCCGTTCGGGACCTTCGGGACCCTCCGAAGTGCCGTGCCGAGTGAGGCCGCAGAAGCCATCAGCTCGGGATGACGGCGAAGTTGAAGGAGCTGTCGATCGCGGCGCCGGAGACGCCGAGGCATTCGACTTTGAACACCTTTTTGCCCTGTTCAATGACCTTGGCGCCGACCGAGGCGGTGGCTCCAGCAGCACTGGGAGCGGGCAAGAGGATCCCGGTCGTCGCGAGTTCGGTCGTCAGGGTGATCTTGTAGATGCCGGTCGCCGTTTTTTCGACCGAGAAGCCAGTACCAATTTCAACCGCTCCGGCCTTGGTGACCGACCCCCGAATGAACCCGGCTGCCCCTTCAGCGCCTTTCGGCCCGGTCGCTCCCGTTTCGCCCTTTTCACCGCGTTCGCCCCGTTCGCCTTTGGCGCCCGTGGCACCAGTCGCGCCGGTGGGCCCCGTTGCTCCGGTTTCACCTTTCGGTCCCGTCGCCCCGGTGGGTCCTTCCGGCCCAGGTGGCCCCGGTTCGCCTTGCGGGCCCTCCACTACGCTTGCGCTCCCCGAGAAGACTCCAGGGGCCTGCATGACCTGTTCGATGAACCGTCGCAGGTCGGCCTTGTTCTGGATTTCGGCGAGCAGGCTCACTCGATCGCCATCGCATGCCAGTAGGCGGTATCGACGAACTCACCCGGGACCGGCGTGGAGGCGACCATCTGCCACGCGACGTTCGTGGCGTCCCAGTTGATAAGACGCCCCTCGAAGACGATCGCGTAGTTCGCCCCGGACGAGAAGATGAACTCGACGTGGCTCGGGGTGACGCCGAGCCCGTGGGCGAATTCCCCCACTGCTCCGAGTTGCGAACCGTTGGGGATCGAGCAGCCGACGGAGCCGAAGGTGTGCTTGACGTTATAGCCGGAAGCCAGCTGACCACCGGTGATCGTGTGGTCGGCGATGCTCGCGGCGGAGATTCCCTTCGCGGCGATGTTGTCTGAGGTCAATCCCCCCTCGAGGAAGTTCGCGATGTTGTCGTATTCAGCTTCGATCGAGTCCGCGAGGGCATCTTCTTCTTCGAGGAATTCGCGGACGCGTTTGAACACACTCATCGTCTGGTCGCCTCACTGGGTCGGATTTTCAGGTCGAGACCACGGAGCACGCAGAGCGGCGTCGGACCCACGCTACGAATCCGCAAGCGCACATGGCGCGCGCGCTTGTTGACCGCGAGCTTCCCTGGGTCGCGGCCGTCGCTCGGGCCGAGTTCGCCGATCGGCGTCCAGATCCCGGCCGAACCACCCCATTTGAAGAGTCCCCACTTCACCTTCCCCCACAGCGAGCCGGTCGATTTCGAGGACCCATCGTTGTAGGAGATCGCGAGCTTCGGGGCGACGGTCGGCCCTTCGACCAGTTCGTAGAGCACCCGCAGTTTGCGGATCACGTTGTTCGTTTCGGCGCCGGTGCCGTAGGCGCGGGTGATGATGTCGAGGTCGGCCCAGGTACCGTCGGCGTCGGTTTCGTTCGAGTGTGCAGGCTGGAAGTAACCGCTCAGCTCCAGCGGTCGCGACGGTTTGCTCGTCTGGGTCCCGAGCAGCCGCGGTTCCTGTGGGTCGACCTGCTGGCGCCGGAAATAGCAGGAGATCTTGCCGCCGTCGCCCGAGAGGGTGCCCCAGGGATAGACGGTCTGGGAGCGATCATCGGTCGGGCGGTCGAGGCGACAGACCCGAGTCGTCTTGACGTTGTTCAGCCCGAACATGATCGGGAGCAGGTAGTGACTGTTGTAGACGATCGCGCCGCCGATCTTCAGGCCGTCGGAGATGTCCTGACGGTAGGGGCGCTCGATGGGCTTCGAGATCCGGCGCGGCTGGCTGACGCCGTCGACCAGGTAGACGCCGTCACCGGCCGGGACGACCAGCGTCTGACCGTAGGCGGCGATGCCCGCGGCGCCGGCGAGCACGAGATCCCCCGAGAGCAACGAGATCTTGTGCTGCGAGTTGCCGTTCGCGTCGGTGATTGCGAGGGCCAGCCCTTCGAGCGTCCAGACGCCACCCGTGGTGAAGATCAGGCAGATCTGGCCGATGGACGCCAGGCCGTTGATTTCGACGCCCTCGGGCACTTCGTGAGAGTTTTCGGTACCCAGCGAGTTGGTGAAGGTGTGCGGATTGTTGACCTCCGTGAACATGATCTTGCGGCCCTTGGCGAAGACCAGGCGATTGGCGCACTGGCAGACGTAATCCCATTCGCCGTACGGCCCTCCGGAGGCCGCCACCGTGGGATTCAGCGAATAAGCCTTCCCGGACCCCGTGGAGCCTTGATACGCGTCCCGCAAGGTGAGCTGCGTCGTCGAGTCGATCGATTCGACGACGTAGACGCGGTCGGTCCCGACGTGCAGCAGCATCCCGGCATCGACGAGGGTGTTCCAGGTCGTGCTCGAGCCGGTGACGGTCTTCGAGCCGTTCGTGACGGAGATCGACCCCGTCGAGTACGGAGCGGACTTCCGCGAGCCCCCGTAGAGCGTCCCGCCGCCGATGTAGAGGAGGTCGGCCAGCGCTGCGGCCTGCTTCGGTTCGTTGAGGCCCGCGCCCCCGATCGAGGTCAGCGCTTTGTCTTCTTCGCCGGTGACCGCGAAGCCGCTCGGAGACGCGACGATCGTCCTCGGCCCGGGCAACAGATGACCGTCCCATCCCCACGTCAGGCCTTCTTCGCCGAGTCCTTCCGGGGTGAGGTATTTGCTGCCGCCGCGGCGGTACGGGTTGCCGTCTTCGTCGAGGAAGACGTCGGTCATCGAGTATGCACCGCTCGGCGAGATCAGCGCCGGGGCGACATCGCGAACTTCCCCCTCGCTCCAGTCGTTCTGGACGGTGTCCTGCTGGAAGGAGGTCATCGCGCGGCCGTCCAACCGACGACGGGGATCTGGAAGACGCCGTTGCCACTCCCCCGTTCGTCATCGTAGGTCCGGAGTTCAGAAGCGACCGAGTCGGCTTTTTCCTGGTTCCATTTCGCCAGTTCCGGGTTGTCCTCAACACTTTCAAAGTAAACGGCGAGAGCGGCGTACGGCAGCCCCTTGTGGAAGGGTCGCGGCATCCAGGTCGGCACATCGGTGTCCTCGGTGAATTCCGGCGGCTGGTAGACGTATTCCAGTTCGATCGGCAGCCCGGCGCTCGGCGGCGGATAGAGGACGAGCTTGCGGTCGCCAGAGTCGTCCACGCCGTCGACCCAGACCGACTTCAGCAGTTCGGCGCCTCCCTGTTCGTACTGGCGCACCGTTTCCTGACTCGCGAAGTCGTACGGCGCCGAACCGCCGATGGCGATCATGCGCGGCAGTAGAAGGTCGTCGGGCCACGGATAGGCCGCGACGCCGTCTTCGGTGGTCGCGGCAGTGACGAGCTTGCGCGGATACTGCGAGTGCAGGGCGACGTCGCCCTGCGCCTGGTTCAGCAGTTCGAGCGCGACCGCGTCTTCGAGATCGATGCCAGAGAGATTCTGGAGGCGGCTTTTCAGCTGCGCGACGTTGATGGCGTGCTCCCTTTCGGGGGCGCTTCGCCGGTCGCGTCTGCGATCAGCTCCCGGAGACTCTCGACGGCCGACGCCGCGGCCTTGAGCACCTGGGGGCGGTTGTGGGTCTGCTTCTCGCGATCGAGGACGGCTTCTGCCGCCGCGGGATCGTGCGTCATCAGGGCACGCTGCAGGTCCTGCAGCTGGACCTCCGTGGTCGGCTCGAGGTCGTTGACGTCGACCGGCTCGACGAGCTCCCAGAAGCCACTGGGGCCGTTGAAGTTGAACAGGTCGAGACCACGGAGCCAGTCGATGATGACCGGGTCATCGGTCCGGTAGGTGTTGCCTTCGAACTGAATTTTCCACGGCGACCGGTCGTACTCGATCGGCTCCTTGTCTTCGCGCCGCCGGACTTCGTTGGCGGCCTCGTTCTCGGCGCGCCACTCGTCCTCGGTCTGCACCCTCCGCTGGTTGGTGAGCGGATCCGTGACGTGATGGGTCCGTTTGCGAGTCAGGACCTGGTTCTCGCCGCGCGACATGAACGTGACCATCTTCTGCGGCGCAGCGACCGTCTCGGTCGTCTCCGGTGCGTCGGGGGTGATGGTGCTCATGTTGCGTGCCTCCTGGCGGTCGTATTGGTGTGGGCGTCTGCCCGGGTGAAACGCGGGGCGGCCGTCTTGGCCGCCCCGCTCACTGTTAGGCGGAGATGCCGGTGGCGACGCCGCCGGACTTGATCAGGGGGAACTGGAAGCCGACCTCGGTCAGGATCTCGTCCTTCTGACCGTCGCGGTCGTTCTCCTGGCGGTTGGTCAGCACCTTCGTGTCACGCGACCCGAAGGGACCTCCGCCGAGCGGCCGCATGGCGGGAGCGCCCCGTTTGAAGTCGACGGCGATCATGTAGCCGCCCCAGACGGCGCCTTCGAGCAGCGGGTGCTGTACGAAGTTGATGACGGAGCCGCCGGCCCCGACGTAGCGGGTGATGTTCAGGCCGTACGTCGTGTCTTTGTCGGCCTGGATGACGGAGAGCTTCCCGACGGCGTAGTTGTTGACGACTTCGAGCGCCAGCGGCGACGCGAAGACGGTCTTTTCGTTGCCGTGGACGGTGAGCATCCGGACCCAGGAGCCAAACTCCGACTCGGTCATGGTGCCGCCCATGTCCTGATTGTTGGCGGTGTACATCGACAACAGCCCCGCAGTCGTGCGGATCGGCTTGCCGCCCGGGCCCGTGATCTTGCCCTTGTTGCCGAAGAGCGCCGCCGTCTCGATCGAGATCAGGTGTTCGCGCATCTTCTGTTTGTGCTGCCACACCCAGTCGTGCGGTTCGGTCTGGTTTTCCGAGCTCCCCGCGGTGCCGCTCTCCTCAATCGAGGTGCGGAAGATCTGGGTGTTGTTGCCGATTTTGGTCGGGTTGACGGTGACGGCTTCGAAGGAAAGCGCGCCCTCTTCCGCCACGCGGGCGATGATGAAGAGCGGATCTTTTTCGGTCAGCGCCGCCGCCGTGGTGCCTGCGGCAGCGCGTTCGAACTTGACTTTGTTCGTGCCCTTGACTTCGATCACACGCAGGATCTCTCCCGTGCGTGGAACGGCCACGAGCTGATTCGGCTTGTACAGTTCTTCGGTCGCGACGACCATTTCTTCGGCCGAGGCTTCATAGCCGCCGGATTTGTTGATCGAGTCGAAGCGCGTCTCTTTTTCCGACTCGACCCAGCTGAATTCGGGGTCGCCGACGAGGCGCTTGTTCATGCGCGACGTGATGACCGTGAACGGCGTCGCCGACGGCTCGAGTTCGACGATCTGTTTGTCGATCGCGATCGCTCGCTGTACCGAGGCGACGTTTTCGGTGGTGCGCTGTCCAGTGACGACAGTCATGGGTGATTTCTCCTAGAGGGTCGTCGGCCCTCAGCCGAAGACGCTGGGCGTCCTCTGCTCCGAGCCGAACACTTGTCCGATGTACTCGTCCTCGAAGGAGGAGCCGCCCGCCTGGGACTGGCCCGCACCGGTCTCGAGCACTGCGCCGCCCGCATCCGCGGGCGCTACTGCGTTGGCTTCCGCCGCCTCGGCTTTCACCAGCTTGTACGTCTGCTCCACCATCTGGGGATCGCTCAGCAGCCCTTCGATGCCGTGACGGGCTTCGATGGCGCCGATGCGGTCGGCGACGGCGTTCAAAGTCTGCGGCTCCATGATGTCGGGGTGCCGTTTCTGCACGGCCGCCATCTCGTTCGCCTGTTGCTGTTGGACGTACGGCTGCACCGCCGCGCCGACCCGATCGTCGATCAGCTGGTTCAGCGCGTCCACCTGACGCTGTGCCTCGGCGTCGAGGCCCTGCGGCGGCTCGGGCTGCCGCTGTTGCGGCTGTTCGTAGTCAGGCTCGGGTTCCTGGTTCAGTGCCGCGAGGAGATCCAGGTCGGGATCAACCGCGGGCTGCTGCCCCTGTCGGATCTCGCCGATTTCCTCTTTGATCCCGTTGATCGCGGCGAGCACCGGATCCTCGGGCGTCTGCGGGGCCTGCGGCGCCGCAGGCGTCTGTTCGGGCGCGGGCGTCTGCGCCTGTTGCGGCTCGGGCGCCTGCTGGGTCGCGTCGTACACCGGCGTCTCGCCGGGGGCTGCCTGGGCGGTTCCGAATGCGTTGTCGGTGGCCTCCACTAGAAGCCCTCCTCTCGAGCGCGGATCTCGTTGGCCGCGCGCTCGCCGTCCTCGACGAGTTCGTTGGCGATGATGTCGATCAGGCCGATTCCGGCCATTTCGCCGATGACCTTCGCCAGGTCACCGCGATCACGGCTCCCGGGCTGCCCCATCAGGAACGAGGAGAGACCGGCCTGCTTGCCGGCGAGTCCACGTCGGAGATCGGCCCATGCCTCGGTATCCCGCATCTGCGCGACACGCTCACCGACCGCTACGCGCTCCGTAGCGGCCCTCTCGGCAAGCTCGGCGGGGGTGACGATCTCGTTTGTCCTGTCAACAGGGGTCATCTGCTGGCTGTGAATATGCCTAGGCCTTCGGACGGCCTCGGCGTTTACGCCGCGAACGTTCCAGCTTCCGACTGGCCGTGAGGGGATGCGGGCGCAATGCGGGCTCACCGCGAAGCATCGCTGCAAGTGCCGCCGTCCGCGCGCGAGCGTTGCCACGACGGTAGGGCTGCGACGGCGCCCTCACGGTGCGATCACGACGCCTATGCCGACCTTGGAACTGGCTTTCGTTTCTTCGGTCGTGGTCACGACGACCTCGTACCAGCCATCGCTTTCCACTTCAAATTCAGCCGCCCGCTTTTCGACGACGTTGACGGTTGAGAATTTGCCGCTCGTGAAGAGGACGTGGGTGGTCCCGACCGTATACGTCGTCCCTCCCGTGATGCCCGTGATCGGCTTCACGCCGATTTCGAAGACGACCCCTGGCGCGGGATTGCCGCAGCCGAAGATCATGTTGACGGTGTACTTCACGCCAGCCGCCAGATGCACCATGGCCTTCGGCGCTTCGAGGGTGCCCGCGCCGGTGCTGAGTTCCCCGGGGGTCAGCGCAAAGGTGCGCGTCCCTGCAGCAGCGGCGGCGCCGATGAACCCATGCACCGCAAAGGCGCCAGACGGGACACCCCCCGGTTCGCCCTTTTCACCTCGTTCGCCTTGTTCTCCGCGTTCCCCTTTTTCGCCCCGTTCGCCTTTTTCCCCGCGTTCGCCGTCTTCCCCTTTCGGTCCTTCCGGCCCTTCGGGCCCAAGGGGGCCTTCGCGTTTTTCCCATGGAGCCGGGTTCTTCGCGAACGGCACGAAGCGCTTTGCCTCCCATCGACTTCCGATTTCGGCCGCCGCGAAGTAGGGATGATTTTCGGTCAGCCCCGTGAAGGTGACCTCGCCATTGGCGACGGTGGCCGTCGACAACGCGGGTGCGCCAGGGACGGGTGGAAAGGTGTTATACCCCTGGCCGTCGTAAAGACCGACGACCGTGCCGTCTGGGAAGAGCGGCAGCACGGGGATGGTCTGTTCGACGCTCACGGATCATGCCCCTTCGTAGAGGTTCGTGACGTTCAGCCCCGTGGCGCCCGAAAGGCGGGGTGCGGCGCCGACCCCCGGTTCGCCGGCGATGTTTTCCCAGTTGATCTGGCCCAGAAGAATGTCTTCGGGGTCGATGATGTCGTGGGTGCCTTCGCACGACTCGCAGGACATCAGGCCGATCACGAGCGGGAAGCGGCAGTGTTCGCCATCGCCGACCGCTTCGATGTGGGCGGTCTTCATCTGCTCCGAGGAAAGCATCCCGATGAACGCCCCGTGCTGTGCCTGGTTGGAGAGTTCGGGGCCGGAGCCCTCGTTCTTCAGGCCGACCACGACCAGGCCGGTGTTGCCGTAGATGTTGGCGATCCGGTTCGCCTGGACGTGTTCGGTGACGACGATGCCGGTGTGATGGCCGTAGCTCGTGTAGAGGCCGATGTTGCAGTCGTCGTTGTTGCCAGTCAGCGGCATGTAGAGGCCGATGCCGAGTTCGTTGGTGGGGAGGCTTTCGCCCATCTCGGCGACGGTGGCGCGGGCGAGACAGGCCAGGGTGCCGACGTTGCAGGCGGCGAGCTGCCGCGCGTCGACCCCGATCACGACCGGGTTCCTCTGCTGGCGGATCGTGATCCCGTCGAGGACCAGGAGCATGTTCGAGAAGGAGACGGTGCCCGAGGGGTCGTCGAACTTGGTCGGACCGCCGATCACGCTCGGGACGCCCCAGGAACCCGAGCTCCCCTCGGTCAGCATGCAGTCTAGGACGGTCCCCGAGCCCTGGACGACCCCCTGATGGAAGTGCGGCCCCGCGGTCGCGTCGCCGACGCCTTTGAGGAGGAGGGTGAACTTCTGGTCGGTCTCGGGAGAGATCACCGGGAGGGGGATCTGCGCGTTGCCTTCCGTGTCGCCGCCTTCGACCGGATCGCGTTCGAGGAAGTAGGTTCTGGCCCCGAAGTGGATCTCGCCGTAGTTGGAGCCGTTTTCCTGACCTTCTTCGACGACCTTGGCGATCGCTTCGGCGATCGCCTCGGCATCGTCGTGGCCTTCTTCGGACTTGGCGCCGAATTCCTCCGGGGTGGCGGCCGCGACGCCGAGCGCCTTGCGGACCGCGACGATCGTGCCACCGCTCCCCGATTCTTCCTTCGCCACCGGGATGAGGAGTGAGAGATAGCGGCGCGCCCCACCCACTTCGGCCGTCGCGGCGTAGGTGACGCCTTCGGTGAGGCCATTGAAGGTCACCTTGTCGGAGGCGACCGTTCCTTCAGTGGTCTTCGCGCCGATCGGCGTCCCGCTCGGCTGACCATCGGGCCAGTTCGAGGCGGGGTAGACCGAGACAGTCGTCCCCGTGGGGAAGACGCTCGGTCGTTCGAGGGTGAAGCTAGCCATCGGCCTTCACCGAGAACTGCACGTAGGTCCACCGCCCGTCGTCGCCGGTCTCGGAGGCAGCGACGTAGGTCCCGGGCTCGAGACCCGCGACCGCGACCGAGCCGTCCTTCGCGACCTTGACCGTCTTCGTCGCCTTCGGGAACGGCGCCTGACCTGCGGCGCGCTCGACATCGACTTCGTTCGCCGGCCAGAAGCCGACCTCGGTGCCTGGCGCGAAGCGGCCGTTGGCGACGAAGGCCTGCGGGAACTGCGACGACTTCGTCGCGGTCGATTTGCGACTGCGGGATTTCGACGTCGCCTTGGTCGATTTCACCTTCGGTTTCGCTTTGGTCGCCATCTGGATCACGCTCCTACGGGTTGCTGCGCCTGAGGCGCCTGTTCTTCTGCCGGTGCTTCCGGTCCCTGCTGTTCAGGCTGAGGCGGCTGACCGGAGCCGCCGGAGGCTTCGACGTGACCATGGGCCGCCTGCGCGATCTGTTCGATCTGCTCGGGCGGCACACCCGCTTCCTGCATCGCCTGCGTGAAGCCGTTGGCCACTCCGGTCGCGACGTCACCCGGTTCAGGGCCTTTCTTGACCCACTGCGATTTGTCTTCGACTTCGTGCTGGTCGAGGACGTAGTCGACGTAGGCCTGCGGATTGACCGACTGCATGACCGGGATCAGGGTCTGGCCCAGTTCCATCGCGTCGTGCTTCTTCTGGGCTGGATCGTCGGGTTCGGTCGACGAGTCGATCGGGACGATTTCGAAGTTGAGCGCCCAGGCCGTGTCGGGCATGTCGATATGACGGAAGCCGGTCTCGGCGGTCGGGTCCTGGACAGTCACCTGTTCAGTGCCGGGTTCGCTCTTGCCGGCGGAGTACTGCTCCTTCAGGGCCTTGCGCTTGGCGGTCTGTGGGACAAGAAGGTCGACATGGAGATTCTTCGACTTCAGCTTCATCCGATACATGGCGGCCTGCTGGACGATCTGCGTGCCGGTCGCGGTTTCCTCGCCGCCGGTGCCGACGACCGATTCGGAGATCCCGGCCGCAAGCTCGATGTCGGCCTTGATCGCCGCCTCCTCCTGGTAGCCGGAGTTCGGCACTTCGCGGAACGGCATCGGATAGAGGACGTCGTTGGGCGCCATGTTGGTCGGCACGAAGACACCGGCTCCGGTGACCACGTCTTTCGGGTTGATGGCGCCGCGCTGGTAGAAGTAGCCGCCGTTCAGCGCCATGTTGGCCTGGTCGCGCCGCTGGCCGCGGAGGGTGCTGAGCTCCCAGATCAGGTGGCTGATCGGCTCGATCTCGCCGATGCCGCAGAACTCCTGCTCGATGATCGTCGGCCGATAGATGTCGAAGGGCGTGTCGCCGTGGAGGAACGGGTTGGCGGCTTCCTGGACAAGGATCCCGTCGCTGCCGCCGAGCACCGTGAAGACCTGTTCGCGGTCATGCACCTCCCAGACCTCGAAGACCTCCTCGGTGTCCTGGTATCCCGACGCCCCCGCCGCCTCCCAGCGCACCTGCCAACCTTCGCTGCGGTTCTTCTGGCTCCGCAGTTTCTTGACCGCCTCGAGGTCGAGTTCGAGCCAGCCGCCTTCTTTGCCTTCCGCGCGGAGCCGTTTGCCCTCTTCGACTTTGGCGGCGACGTAATCGAGATCCCGCCACGTGCGGTGGACGAAGTAGCGGCCGGTCGCCATGTCGCGGGCGAGCGGGTCCCAGAGGAAGTCGAAGATGTCGAGCGATTCCGACTGGCAACCTTCGTACACGACGACATCGCCGTCGTCTACTTCGTAGCCTTCGCCCACCGGTTTCGGCTTCGCGACCTTGCCCTTGCGCGTCTTGCACTCCTGGAAGGTCTTGTGCACGCCGAGGCCATAGCGGAGACCAGAGCGCACCGTTTCCTGGAGACGGCGCTCGAAGTGCGTTTCGGCATCTTCCTGTTCGAACTTCGCCGCCGCCGGCGCCAGGACTTCCTGGACTTCCGACGAGAGTTCGCCCGGGCGCGCGCGGTAGCGCGGGGTCTGGGAGATGATCCGCGGCACGTTGGTCTCCATGACCGCGAAGCCGTACGGGATGAAGAGCGGTTCGCCCCACTGCCGCTTGATCTCGTCGATGACGATGTCGCGGTCCGGCTTGGAGTTCGCCTGCTGGTAGGCATCGGACCAGCGCCGGTAGTTGCGGCTCAGGCCGTACCAGGTGGCCCAGCGCGGTTCGAGCAGCTTGTGCAGCGCATCGGCCGCCCGAAACCGATGGAAGATCTTCTGCAGCGTCTGCTGCTGCTGGGGCGTGAGGTCGTCCCGGGAGGCGATCAAGGCGGATCAGCCCGTGGCCGCTACAGGCTCTGCTGGCTCGGACGTCTGCTCGAGCGGTTCGGTCGACCCCGCCTCGGGGCCCTCGTACTCCGTGGGCGGCCGGTCGAAGTCCTCGACAGGGATGCCGCGGACGTCGGCGATCGGCTTGATGCGCGCCATCTTGGCGTCGCGGGTCTCGTAGAAGATCGTCAGCCCAAGCGTCACGTATTCGCCCGGGTCGTCCTTGCCGACCGGCTGGCCGTCGGGCCCGATGCGCTCACGCAGCGTCGCCATCTCCATCTGGCCGCCGCGCATGGTCAGGTAGCGCAGGGCGTCCGTGACGGCGATGATCGTGGGCGCGTCGAAGCGGTCGGCCAGCGCGAGGGCCGCCCGGTGCGCCGCCTCGTCACCAGGTTCGTAGCCCTCCTGCTGGTTCAGCGGGAAGATGAGGTCGGCGACTTTGTACTGGGCCATCAGATCTCCGCCTTTTCGTCGCGGCGATAGCCCTTGAGTCGGTCGTAGAGCCAGCACCGGACGCGGATGCTTCGCGAGTAGGAGCGGCCGAAGGAGCGTGGGTCGAACGTGCGGCCGTAGCCGATGTACGGATTCATGAAGCGATAAGTGCCACGCGGCGTCATCTCGTAGCCGGAGAAGCCAAGACCGGCCGAGATGAACAACGAGCCGCGCTTCTCGCCGGTGTAGAGAACGATGCCTTCGCCGGGTTCGTAGTCGATCCTCATCAGTTGCCTCCCCGGGCGAAGTGGGCGTCGCGCTCGGGATCTGGTGACTGCCCGGCGAAGACCGACCGCGCGTGGTCGCTGATGACGTCCTGCATGTCGCCCTCGTGCTCGGCGGCGCATTTCCTGACGTGGCGCAGGAACTCGCGGGTGTAGACGGCGTCGCACTGGAAGCCGCACAGGTGGCACTCGTTGCGCTGCTCGAGCGAGTTGACCGGCGCGGTGGCGAGATGGGACGGCAGGATCAGTCCAGGCACGCGAGGTAGTGTCGCGAGATCACCGGACACTTCAGCGCCGCGAACCGAAGCCGACGACCTGCGACCCCGCGATGAAGCCGGATTCGATCGGCCCGCTCGAGGCCGCGGCGCCCATCAACGGGCTCAGCCGTGCGACCTCCTGGGCGATCATGTAGGCCATCAGCAGGTCGTCGTACTTGCCGTGCTCGGCCTCGGTCGTGCCCTTCTCGGTGCGGGTGTAGGTGCGGACCTCACCGGCCAGCAGGCGGCTCTTGATGCCGTCCTCCTCGATCCGCAGCAGCTCGCCGAAGCCCGAGAGTAGGAGCGGCTTGGTGCGGACGTTGGTGTCCCAGCCGAGCCGATGCTCGACCCGATCGTTGGTCGTGCCGGTCTTCCGCGAGCGGTAGAGGAACGGGTAGTGGTAGTCGTTGTAGAGGATCGAGTTCGGCGCGCCGCCCCAGCCGCCGGTGCGCTCGATCGCCACCAGGGCGTTGTTGAAGTACAGGGCCCCGAGCAGGATCTGCATCACCAGCAGCCGCGGTTCGACCCGGCTCCGGTACTCGGCGACCTGCTCTTTCGTGCGGTGGTCGATGACCTCGATCGCGTGGTAGTCGGGCTCCTGCGTCGTGTCGGTGCGGCCGCCCGAGACGTCGACTCCCATCACGTACTCCGACTCGCGCAGCAGATCCCCTGAGCCGTCCTCGGGTAGCCACAGGCGCCACGGGGCGTCCGTGTTGAGGATTCCGGGCATGCGCCGCTCCACTCGCGCTCCCTGCGGAACTTCGATCGTGCCGCTGAGGGTCGGCTCCTCGCGCAGTTCGGTCGGCCGCAGGTCGACGATCGCCGGGCCCGGGTTCTCGAGCGTCGGCGTCTTCGGATCGGTGAGCTCGGTCTTCACCAGCAGCTGCGCCGTGCGGTAGGCGTCGAAGACCTTCTGGCCCGAGGTGATGAACGCCTCTTCGGGCGTGGAGGGCATCTCCTGGTGGAATTTCCGCACGTCGCCGCCGAAGTTGTTGGCGATCTGGTGGCGGCGCCAGAGCAGCTGCTCGATCGTCAGTTCGTGGGCCGTGACGAGGTCGACCTCTTCCTCGGCGTAGGGGTTGTTCGGGTCGCCGACGATGAACCGTTCGCGCTCGTTGTCGTTGGCGAAGGCCCGGATGTATTCGGGCTCTTTCCACCAGGGCCAGAAGAAGGCGATCCACTCCGAGCGGCCTTCCTCGGCCTCCAGCCACCAGTCGCGGAATTCGTTGAAGCCGTTGGCCGTCGACTCCTGGATGAACATCGTCTCGGGGTCTTCCGGCACGGCGCTCGTCAGCGCGGAGAGCTTCTCGTTGATCCGCGCCCAGAAGGCCACCTCCGACGCATGGATGCCGCGGTAGGTGCCCCCTCGACCGGCATTGAATTCGCCCGCCGTGTCGACGACGTAGCGGCTGTCGGGGAAGACGTCGCCCTGCTGCCAGAGGCCGTCGCCGGCGAAGTGCAGGAACTGCTGGCGGCGGTGCTGACTCACCTTCGGTTTCAGCTCGTCGTCGTTCGGCAGACCGGCGTAGATGGTCTCCGCCATCCGGTAGAGCTTGCCGCCGGTTTCCTTGTCGTGGGCGACCGTGGCGGCATCCCAGCGCTCCCGCAGGGTGCACCGATGCATGATCTTCGCCTGGATCATGGTCGAGAAGCCCACCTGGCGCGCCTTCAGGACGATGGCCCTCATCGGCAGACCGGCGGCGCGCTGCGCCTCCAGCTTCTCGTCGAGCGCACGCTGCCCCGGTTTCAGGACGAACGGGATTTTGCGCCCCTGCTTGTCGACGATCTTGGCGACCTTTTCGGCCCAGTACGGGAAGTCCTCGTGGAGGCGGCGCCGTACTTCCTCGTCGCCGGTCATCTGCGTCTGGGTCACGCCGGGAGTGTCCTGTGTAGGGCGGACACTCGGCCCATGAAGGTGCTCGCGACCGCCGCGGCAATCGTCGCCCTGATCGCCCCGGCGCACCACCGCCATCTGCCCTGCCACGGCTTCGTGGTGCGGGATGGCGGCGGCCTGACCGTCTGCCCCGGGATGCGCCCGAAGGACCGCTGAACGAAAAGAGGGTGTCCGGTCTGACCGGGACACCCTCTACCTTCGGCACCGTGACGATTAGAAGGAGGCCTCAGTGTAGTCGGCGCCGCTGACAACGCCCCGCGAACGGCGTCGGGCGTGAGACCCGGCCTGCCAAGGGCAAGGCACTCCCGTTATCGGAGAGGCATAGCGCGGCCGAGGTTCGGTGACCTGGCGCCCCTATTCCGAGAAGGAGTTCTCAGGTCGCCCGGCACGCACCGCCGATCCGTTCAGGGAGCCACATCGCAACCTCGCGATCCCGCGGATACGGCCCCCGAGTGGGGATGCCCGGGAAAGGGTCAGTGCTGCACGGCTAGTGGTTGCCGACCCGTTCGCCGCGGTGGTTGAAGCAGCCGAAGGGCATGAACCAGAAGTTGACGTAGGCACTCCCTGGTTCCTTGACGGCGAGAGCATGGAACCGGCACTCCCGCCAGTTGCCATCGTGTTCCAGTTCCTCGATCGCCTTGCAGCGGACCTTCTGACCGCGGCCGACCTTGTAGCAGTGCCAGACGTCCCACCCCACGCAGTGTGAGCCGGTGTGCTCGTGGCAGTCGCGCTCCACCTTCCGTTCGAGCTGTTCGACCGCCCAGACACCCTCGATCTGACCGGCGGCCGCCACGGTGGGCGCGAGGAGCGCCGTCAGGACCACGGGGAGCAGCAACAACGCGAGCCTTCGCAACAGGACCTCCTCGGACGCTTACGTGACGCAGACCCAACGGTCTAGGAGGATCGTTCCTTTCGCCGCCGCAGTTCGGCTTTCGCCAGCGATTCGGCGTTGCGCAGTGGCATCGTCCGTCTGAACTGCGCGAGGAGTTCTTGATATTCGCCATCCTCGCGAGGAATTTCGGCGTCGGGCCCCAGATTGCCTGGTTCCGACCTCACCGCCTCGATCGAGGTCGAAGAATCGGAACCGCGCCGCCGTGGCCTCGAGGAGCCCACCGGGTCGATGCAGCACCGATGACGGATGAATGCCGACAGGCTCATGCCGTCGGCGTCGGCCCTGGCCTGGGCGGCCTCCATCTCTGCGGGCGAGACCCGCAGTTTCAGCCACTCCGTTCGCCGGAGAGCCGCTGGTTTGCGCGGTCGGCCACCTCTGGTCGTCTCTGCGGTAGGCACGGCTCAGATGCTACGGGAGCGGCCGGAGGTTTCCGTGGGGACATCTGGAAAGTGCGTGGGTGGGGGCGGTAGGGAAGTTGGTCGCGGGTTCCCATTTTCGCCGCTGCGGGGTGCCGGGGGTGGTTTTTCGCTCAACCATGCGGCAGGGGGGGTGCGATCCAACGATCGAGATTGGACATGACCACCCTCCCTACCCGCCTGCCATGCGGGATCTCCGACCGTCTGCACGCGGGATTGCTCGTGCGAGCGCTTGGCGTTGCACCAACGGTTCGATGGTCAACACGCAAGCGAATCGGTCAGACTCAACAGCTGCCTCCGCCTGGTCCGCCGTGACTTCGTCGCGTTCTCGCTGACGCTCGACGCGCCCGGCGGTCCTACCTACCGTTGCTGTGGGGATGGGTGCTACGTGGAACGGCACGGCGAGCATCGACCAGCTTCGCCTCGGTTGCGTCGGCGTAGGCGCGGAGAGCGGCCGAGTATCCGACGCGCGGTGCCTTGACGATGCGTGTCGCTTTCACGCTGCAACCGCTTCCGGCGCTGTGACCGTCTCAGGGGTCTTCGCTTCGCGCTCTTCCCTTGCCAGTCGCTGGATCGTCGTCTCCTTGACGGGTTTGGTCGGCGCGGAGCTCGGTCGATCGCCGATCGGCACCTGGTTCAGTCTCCGCTCGCCCGTCCGCAATCCACGGTGCTTCTCCCACTTGACCATCGAGTTCTGCATGTCGCGGACCACCATCCACCGTTGCTTGGTCATCGAGCCGCGTGGTTTGCCTTCGAAGGCCGTCACTTCCCGCGCCACCAAGGCGATGATCCGGTCGATCACCGAGTCGATCGTCTCCACCGTCTGATCGGGCTGATCCTTGGGCGGCCGCTCGCCGTGGATGTCCCTGTAGCGCTGGCAGTAGTTGCGCACCTGGCGACCGCTGATCTCGACCGGATAGCCGATCCCGCATTCGTCCTTGGCCAGCATCTCGGCGATCGTCTCGGTGGCCACGTACCGGAAGTGGAGGGCGCCGACCGCGTCCCTGACTCGTTCGCTGTCTGCCTTTCTCATGCGGCGAGTGTCGTGCGATGGCCGGACGGGAAGGGACGCGGAACGGTCGCGGAAGCGTTCTCTCGCGCGTGGTCTCGGCGGCTTCTGGAGGCCTCCACCAGCGCATCCTTGGTCTGTGGCCACGTAAAAACTTGCGATCCTCCCTTGACAATCTGTGCAGGATGCTTCACAGTCTGTCGTGTCGTTGCATGACGCGATGACGATGAGAGAAACGCGCCTCGCGGTGTCCGACCACCCAGGCGCTCTACACAGAGGAGTTGTCCCTATGTGCAGCAAGCAGGAAGTATCGCGCGAGGCGTTCGGCCGCCGTGCCGTGCCGGAGCTAGGCGAATGAGCTTCGCGGACGACATCTGCGATCTGCGCCGCATCCGTGACGACCTCGCGGGTGACGAGTACAGCAACGACGAGATCCTGCGACTCGGGCTCGCTCACTTCGCCGGGCCGGTGAGCAACGAGCAGTTGGCGCAGGAAGCCGATGAACAACTCGGCGATCTGCTGGAAGGATGTGAAGTCCGATGAGCGGCGACGCGCTGGCGCTCGTGGTCGATACTCCGAGCGTGACCGCCGACGACATCAGGCGCAAACTGAGGACCGAGCAGAAGAGGCAGGAGCGCGCCGAGGCGCAGCGAGATCGTGCGGTCGCGGCGCAACGGACCCTCCTGGTCGAGGTCCAGAAGACGCCCGGTATCTCGATGACGGAGGCGGCCGGGATCCTCAAGCTGTCGCGACGCCGCGCCTATCAGCTGATGGACGACGGGAGCGTGAAGACCGACGCTAGAACCTAAAGCTGTTTGAGAGTCGCAATTGGGTTTGAGGGCGGCTCCCTAGGGGCGCCCTCTTTCCTGGCCTCAGGCGCTAAGGGATTTTGCGAGAGAGCGCGTTCGGCTTCCCTCGCTTCCGACCATTCCTGACGGGTGACCTTCGCCGGGACGGCGTCGTGGAACGTGCGGGCGCCCTCATCGTCGTAGTGGATGCAGAAGCCGACCGACACGAGCCTCCAGCCGCATGACGGGCATTCGTGGTCGACGCGCTTGAAGTCGGCGACCTCAGCCATCCTGCTTCGCCTTCCAGGCGCGCCATTCCGCGCCGATGTTCGCGAAGCGCTCCACGGCCTCTCCACCACCCAGTGCGATGCCTAGACGATCGTGCCGCTCTTTGCGCGTGCCGCTGGACTTGCGGCCTTCCTTGCCGACGTACGGGAGCGCCGCGATGCCGTCGACCGCAAGCAGAAGCTGCTCCTCCGTGTAGCCGTCGTTGAACCGGGCTTTCACGAGGTCGAAGCGGTCCGCCGTGTCACGAGCCTTCGGATGGCCCGTGGCCTCCTTCCAGTGCTCGATGACGCGGAGGATCTTGCCTCGGAACGGATCCTTCTTGCGCCGTTCGTCTTCGTCTCGTTCGAGGCGGTCGATTCGCCGCAGCAGCCGTCGGATCTCGGCCTGCAGGTTTTCGACGTCGTCGACCTGCACCGCCTCGCAGCGCGCGCAGCCTCGTTCTTCGACGATCGCGCCGTCGCCGTCGATGACCCGGAGTGGGAGCGGCTCGGCACTCATGCTGCCGCCACGGACTCCCAGTGGTCGCGCACGCCTTCGGCTTCGGAGAGGGGCTCCCGAGCGTTCGTGAAGGCGTGGCGGATATCCCGGTTGACCTCGGCCGCGCGCAGCAGCACGCGGTAGGCCTTCGGACCGAGCTGCTGGAGGATCGAGCGCGTGTCGGCGCCGTCGGGCAGCCGTAGGTAGCGCACCCGGGCGTCGTCGAGATCAGCCCAGACGCGGTCGCTCAGATCGCGGCCCGGAGCGTCGCCGTCGAAGCTGAGGTACACGCGCTCGAACCGCTCGAGCAGCGGCGCCCACTCCGACTTCCACGAGCTCGCACCGGGGATGCCGATCGCCGCGATCCTCGGGAACGCCTCGGCGAGCGCCCAGGTGTCCGACTCGCCCTCGGTCAGGATCACGGCGCGAGGATCGGCGGTGGCGAGCCGCCAGACGCCGTAGGGGATCTGCGGTTTGCGCTCGCGGAGCCAGCGCACGGCCTTGACGTCGCGGCCCGGAGCGTCGCCGTCGAAGCCGAAGAGCTTCACGCGGTAGAGGGTTCCTTCGCGATCGAAGTACGGCACGCGGAAGCCGACGACACCCTCCGAGACGCCGAAGTCGGCGAGGACGCGAGGGTCGATCCCTTTCCAACTGGTGATCTCGGCCGTGGCGCTCATGACCAGCCATCCGCATCCAAGGAGTGCTCGGTGATGGCGTCCGTGTCTTCGAGCGACCGCGCCAGCTGCTCCCGGTCGGCCGCCGTGAGCGGTTCGCCGGCGATTTCCCGCTTGCGCCGTGCGACCCAGGCACGCATCTCAGGACTGAGTTCGCCCGGCTTGTAGACGCGCGCTGCCTTCGGTGGTAGCGGATGCGCGACTTCCCAGGCGACCGCCGCCGCGATCGCCTCCTCCTCGGTCGAGTAGCTGCCGACCGTGTGGTAGACGCGGTCGCGCCGGAATGCGACGCGCCATTTACCTGACTGCCGATGAAACCTGACCCCTCTTTGGGCGCTCGTCAGGACGCGCTTGGGCGGCACGAAGGTCGGGTCGACGTAGTTCAGGTTGCGTCGAACGAAGGAGACGGTCGTCTCCGAGATGCCGTACAGGGCGGCGATCTCGACCTGCGCCAACTCCGAGCGACGGATCTCCCGCACCTGGTCCTTGGTCAGCTTGGCGTTGGGCGGCCGTCGCCCCGCGTTTCCGTGCGACGGCGCTTCCTCCAGCAGCTGCGGCTTCTCGGGCGCCGGGAGGGCCGCGTTCAATCCTCGTCCTCCTGCTCGCAGATCTCGCAGTACGGATCAGCGCCGAACGCGCCCCGTGCGCCGCAGCCCGAACACCAGTCGGCCTCGCCGCGCTCTGGATCCTCGGCGTCGGTGACCCGGAAGAGGACCTTCGTGTGCGGCCGTCCGTCTTCGAGTCGCTTTTCGTCTCGATAGCGGAGGGCCGTGTCGAGGTTCTTGCTGCGGAAGAGATCAGCCTTTCCCCACCATTCCTCGCGGGAGACGACGTACCGCTTTGCCGTTCCCCCATTCGCCGTGACGGCCATCAGGCAGCCGTCCTGAGGCTCTGGCCACGTTGGACGGCCGCCGGCCTCCTGGTAGACGTCCACGCCGATCCCTGGGACCGAGCCGCTGATCCGGCACTCACCTCCGTGGACGATCGAGAACCACGGCACGACGCCGCCGTCGACCTCGAGCACCGGGATGACGCAGCGACCGCCCGAGCGGTGCTTGTCGAAGGCCCGGTTGCTGGTGAAGTGACCGCCGCACGCCCGGCAGTGCGCCGTGCAGGTCTTCGTCTTGGCGCGGGCCATCACTCGCCTCCGACGAGCCCGGTGGTGAAGCCGCTGTAGCCAACCCCCCCCATGCACCACGTGCCTGCGAGGACGCCGCGCCGTGGCAGGTACTCGGGGAGGACCTCGCAGAGCGGCGCGAGGAAACCGTCGCGGTGGCTGTCGGATTCAGCGACGACCACCGCCTCGATGTTGCGCGGCTCGCCGAACCAGACGTGGTCGCCGATCTCCAGACCGTCGCTGTTGAGGGCGAGGATCTGGGTGCCGCGATCGAACATGACGTGGGCCGTCTTCAGGTCGCTCATCTGGTGGCCTTCCGTCCGCCGCCCTTGACGGCGGCGCGGATGTCCAGCTCGCTGGTCCAGCGGTGGAGGAAGCGCGGCCGGTAGCCGACGATTCCGCGTGGTCGCGCAGACTTTGCGCGCCCTCTGTTTCGGGACTTTCTTGCGAGGTACTTCACGGGTTCTCTCCTTTGCTTTGACCCTGTTAGACGGGTCACGGGCGGCGCACGAACCCCCACGCCGCCCGTGACCGCCCTACTCCTCGACCCGGGTGATCCCGTCGAGTTTCAGGACGTGCTTCCGCTTCGTCCCGGTCACGTCCCCGGTCTTGTGGTCCATCAGGTCGGTGAACGTGATCTGGCTGACCACGCCTTCGACCTCGAACCGCAGCCGCGTTCCCTTCTCGAACTGACCCTCCACGGTGACTTCGCCACCGCGTAGGACGAGCGTCGACTGGTCGGCGTTGCGGCCGCCGACCGAGAGACTGATCTGACCTCCGGCCTCGACGACGAGTCGCGTCTCTTCGTCCGGCACCGCTTCGAGTTCCGGACCTTCGCTCTGCGGCTCTTCGGCCGCTTCTTCTGGTTGGGCGTTCACTTCGTTCTCCTTTCGGGTTGACAGGTCAAGGCTCGATCTGAGCGCCGCAGCACGGACACGTGCCGTCGGCTTCGAGGACGTACAGCCAGAGGCCGCACTCCGAACAGGATTCGGGGATATCGGGCGCGTAGACATCCGGCGGCTCCGTACGACCGCAAGCCTCGTCTAGATAGGCCACGCTTCGTCCTCGATCCGCGCGCGACGTCGATTCGGCGTCGTCGGCATCTTGCGGCCCTTCCTGAAGCGCGTGCGGTCGCGACGAGTCTCGCGCTGCGCCGCGGCGACTTGCGCCCGCAGCCGCTTCACGTCCTTACGCCGCCGGCGCGCCGGCTCGACGGCCTTCTCCTTCGTGATCACGGTCACCACCGCGCCGTCGACCACGATGGCGACGCAGTCGGGAGCGATGAGGAGGTAGGCGTCGGCGGCGGTGTGCGCGCGGCTGAGGTCCCAGCGCGGGCGCTCGACCGTCTCGGCGAGATCCAGCAGGGCGTACAGCTCGCGCCGTGCCTGCGTGGCGCCGAGATGAGGCTTGACGCGGGCCTGATACCGCTCGACCGCGTGGTTCGTGACGCCGATCAAGCGAGGCTCCGGATCGTGACGACGCTCCGCGGCTGCTCCTCCGGCTCCTGCGTGTAGCGCTTCTCCGGAGGGCCGTCGAGCCGCACGATCTGGTCGTCGTCCGGCAGGAGTCCTGCGAGGACCAGGCCGTCCTCGACGAGTTTCACCAGGTTGGAGAGATCCGGCTTGCCCGTCGGCCACGCCTTGGCGAACTGCGGCTTGAGCCGCCGGGCGTTCCTCCCGGTGCCGTAATGGCCTTTCGGCCGCTTCACGAAGAAGACCGCACTAATCGCGAGCGGTTCGCCGACCTTGAAAGGCTCGCCGCCCGCATCGAGGAGTTCCTTGGCGGCCTGCATCACGCGAGCCGTCGCCTCGACCTGGCGGGACGGGATGAACCGGTTCCCCGATTTCGGGTTGGTCTGCTTCGCCGCCCACGGAACCGGAGGGCCGGGGATCTCGAGGCGATGAAGGATCGGTGTCGCGAGATCACCGGACACCGCGCGGAAAAAAGGGGTGGCCGTCTGTCCCTCGTGGTCCATCAGTCCTGGCCTTTCTCGGCGGGGACTTCGGCGCGGAGGATAGGTGCCTCGAAGAGGCCGTAGGGGACATCGAGGGTGACGTCGACCTCTCGCGTCTCACCGATACCGGCCGGCCCGCGATTGACCCAGTGTTCGCGCTGGTCGGCCCAGTCGTCGTCTCCTTCCAGGAGCGCTTCGTACTGGTCATATTCGACGGCGCCGAGGAAGAGTACGCTTCCGTCCTCCCACTCGCCCATCAGTGCCCTGAGCCTCACCTAGACCCCCCTCCTTCTCCACTGCCCTTGTCTTCTTCTATCCGTCTTGCCAGGTCGTAGATGTATTGGAGGTCACCGATTTCATGGCCGTGGCGCTCTCGATTTTCACGGTCGCTGCTTATCGCCGTGAGGAGTTCGTCTCGCTGCTTCTCGGCGGCAAGAGCACGGCGCTTCATGGCGGAGAACCAGCTGCTCTCGTCCTCGGCGTACATGTTCACGTCCTCCCACTTGCTGGATTCAGTCGCCATGGGATTCCGCCTTTCGTAGAGCATGCTTCAGAGCGTCGATCTCCAACTTCGCGCCGTCTAATTTCTGAGCCAGCTCCTTACAGCGGGACTCGGTTGCTTCGTAGTCCTCGACGCGAACCCAGTGTCCACGCGGCGACGGGCGAAGGACCACTACGCCATCACAGACACGACTCGTCCAGCGTTTGACGGCCATTCAGTCCTCCCCGCGTGGTGTCTATTGCTGCCTTCAAGGCTGCCTCGGTTGCTCGATCGGAAGCACGACCGCAGACGCGGATCTGAGCATCAAGAGCCGCCTCGTGCGCCTCATTGCTCAATAGCTCTTCCTCCCAGGCTTTGCGGAGGATCGGAACTGCGGCTTCGATGACCGCACGCGCCAGTTCCTCGGAGTCGACTGAGCAGTCGGAGCGGTCGTAGAGGTCTTCGATGGCCTGCTCGCCGAGCTTGACCAGGGAGTTCGGTACAAGGCTCATCGGAAAGCCTCCACATGCAGCTCGGTCCAATGGTCATCGAGCTGGGACGCCGAGAAGGAGCGCTCGGCTGTCTCGCAGATCCGCATCGCCATCTCGGTGTTCGAGGTATGGATCGTCTGCGTGAACGCGTCTGCGTCTCGGATCTGCTCGTAGAGGCGCCCGGCCTCGAAGCCACGGATGAACTCCGGCTCGTCAGTGTCGAAGCCGAGGATCAAGCTGAACTCGCCATCATGAGCGCTCATCGTCCATCCCCTTCACTGTCCGCCTGCTCGGGTTCACCGTCGAGCATCCACTTCACGTAGTTCTTGGCCGCCTGGTAGCCCTGGAGATAGCCGGAGCGTTCGTCTTCGCCACGGCGCGTGATCTTCCGGTCGAGCGGGAATTTCACCCCGGAGCCGAGCAGGGCGTCGATGATCTCGCGGTCGGTTTTACCAGAGACCGGGGATGTAATGGACGCGATCCCCCGGCGCGGCCGCTTCAGAAGGACGCTCATCGGTCGTCTCCGAAGGCACCCTCGATCTTCGCGTGAAGGCGTCGAAGCTCCTGCTGGATAAGGGCGCTCGAGGCGCTACGCGCCGTGAACCACAGGCCCTCGTCCTCTGCCTGCTCCGCGACAAGCGCTAGTAGTTCGGCCTCCTTGGTGAGGCAGGAGGCCCGCTCGGCTTCCAACTCGGTGACCTTCTGGACGGCGAATTCACGGTGGGTGCGCTCATCCTGTTCCCGAGCTACCGCTTCGTCGTGCTGTTTCAGGCACGCCTCCCGCGAGTCCTTGATCCTGCGAACGGCCATCACCGGGTCTTCAATATGCAGGCCGCCCGCGAGCTTGTGGACCTCCCGCAATTCGCGGAGGAGCAACTTGGGATCGCCGTCCTCCCATCTCAGGGGCATCGCATGGGTAGATGCCCTCCCTGCCTCCTGCTCAGTGCAGTCGGGGCAGCCGGGGCAACGGATGAGATCAACGCCGTGCGCACCGGCAACGTCGATGACCTTCGTACCGCCGCAGCGTCGCTTGTTCTCGCATTCGCAGGGCGCGTCGAAATACCAATTGCCGCACCCGCACGTGGGCTCTTCTGGTTGCTCGACCTCTGGCTCTTTCGCAAGCTGGCCCCTCGTGGCGACGTAGCGGAAGCCAGTGGGCGGCTGCTCTACTCGGGGCTCTTCTGGTTGCTCTGGGGTGAGGGCGAAGCGACAGTGGCCCTCATCGGGGCAGCGGTCGAGCCGGTTGGTGATCTGCGCCGAGTTGAAGTAGGAAGCCTGGACCGCGCCGGGAACATACTCCAGGCTGAGCGAGAGGTCGCCGTTGTTGGTTTTGACGATCCAGACCTCATGCGGCCACTCGGTTTCGTCGAGCCGCCGCAGCGTCTCCCCGATTTCCTCCAGGCGCCGACGAATAGGAGAGTCATCGGGGTGAAGCAATCCATGATCGGCGTAGATCCGGTGCTTCTCCTTTTCCAGCTCCGCGCGCTCGTCGGAGATCCACTGCGCTTCGGAGCCGCTACAACTGAATCTCGGCTCCCCCTCCCCGTCTACCTGGGAGTCCAGAGAAACGACGTAAGCGAGATTCTCCCATTTGATCGTCCGGCGCGGCGTGACGCAGACGTGGTAGCCGTCGTGGCCCTCGGCGCATTCGCATTGGAAGATCCAGGAGTCATCCCGACTCGGGCAGCGCACGGTGCCTGGAATCGAGAAATGGCCCTTGTCCTTCTCCACCTGGGAGTCCTGGAGGGTGGCGACGGCGCATCGCAGCTTCTCGGCGATACCGCGTGACTCGCCGCGAATAGTTCGTTGTTCGATGTTCTCACCGTGGGCGCGAAGCTCGTCTTTACCATCCTTCCTCGCCTTCTCGGCTACTTCCTCGTAGTGGAGAGCCAGCCTCATTAGCGCCTCCCGTGCCTCCTCCAGGCGCCCGCGGAGATCGTCGGCTTCCTTGCGTCGGATTCCCCATCGATCTTCGAGGGCGACGACAAGCTTCTGGGACTCCTCCAGGCGGCGCTCGGCGGAGTCGGCGCGCGTGATCTCAGCCTTGCGGGCGTCGTTGAGCGTGCCGAGGTTTTCGGTCACCCGCGCCAGGTCGTCTTCGGACGCGCGCAGATTCGCCTTCGCCTCCTCAAGCTCCTCCCGTAGGGGGGCGGTGAGGATGGGTGCGGCGGCTTCGAGGTCTTCGCGCGAATGATCTTCGGACGGGTGTTGGCAAGGCGGTCTCTCGTCGAAGGGCACCCGGGGTCGCCGCTCGCGCTTGCGCTCACGTTCCCACCGGCTTCTCTCGACGGCCTGAATCGCCGCCTCCGGTACCTCTGTCGTCTGGTCAGGCACCTCGAACCTCCCACTCGCCGTCGCGGCGCAGCACGTAGTTGTTGACCGCCAGGACACCGACCCCGTCGATCTCGATCACGACCTGGACGTGGCTTTCGTCGATCGCCATGTCGTCGTCGAGGAGGGCGGCGAGCGACTCCTGCATCGGCTCGGAGAGCACGACGCTGAACGCCTCTGTCGTCTGGTCAGGCCGCTCGGTGGCGTGCTCGCTACTCATGAGATGTCCTCCAGCCGAGTGGTTTGCGACGGGCCTGGATCAAGCGTCTCCGCCTCGGTGATCTCGGGGCGACGGTGCAGGATCAGATCCGGGCGCCGAGGGCGAAGGAGACCGGTATCGAGAGCCTCGATTTCGTAGATGTCGATCGGCAACGACCCCGAACCCCGAAGCATCAGGGCGAGACCGCGCCGGGTTCGCGATGCAAGCCCCCAGCCACGCCACGACCGCACGATGAAGCGGGCGCCGTGCCGGTAGACGTTGCGTGGACGCGTAGCTTCGGGGCTGCCGGAGTCCGACCTGTAGCGATAAACACGCTCCTTAGTCATCGGAACCCTCCGCCAGCCGCTGGAGCGGATCTCGCACGACGCTCTCGATCATCGGCGTTTCCACCCATTGACCCGTCGGCGCGTTGACCACAAGACTCTCGGCCACAGCGGCGTTCTCGGCACGAACCTGAATCCGGCCGCTGACTCCGACGAGGTAACTTTTCGTCTCGGTGGTCTGCTCTGAGGATGAGTCGAGTACGGCTTCCAGCCGGTCGAGGAGTTTGCGTACGCTCTCTTGGTCCGGCAGCCAGCCGCGACCTTCCCGGGTGGTGCCGACGCGCTTGTCGAGAAGCTCACGGGCTGCTTTCCGTAGCTCATCAAGGAAGAAGACCGGGACGTACTCGGTGACGGTGTAGTCGGCCTCGCGGACGATCACCGCTGTTTCAGCGTCGAAGGTGACGCGTGGGTCCACATCGACGATCTCGTTGCCGCTCTCGTAGATCCAGAGGTGGCGCTTCTCAGGCTCACCCATCTTGCATCCCCTTGTCTTGGTCTGGGTCGGCGAGCGACGCGAGGAAGGCTTCTGCGCGGTCGCACCACGACGCGACGCGCTCGTGGGTCTCCTCACCACACGTCCCCGAGCGAAAGGAATGGCCGGCCAGAAACCCCCGCTTTCGTCGTAGGGCGGAACGAAGCCGATCGCGCACGGTCGCCGGCCAAACGTCACCGCGTCGGACGCTGTCTGCCGTCGCCGTCCAGCCGAGATCGCGCAACCCCTGCTCCAGCGTCGAAGCGGTCACGACCCACCACCCTGGGACGGTTGGTCGTCTCCGAAGGCCTCCAGAACGGCGAGCGCGTTGTCGTATTTCGCGATGCAGTCGAGTTGGTGTGCAGCGTCCCCGACGATCTTGTCGATGCCCTCCGCTTCGCACTTGGCGCACCTCATGTAGTGGGGCGCGCCGTCCGCTTTCGACAGTCCCGGCCCGACGTGCTCCAGCCACTGCTCGTGGGTCTGGCGCATCGCCTTCAGGTCGAGGATCGCTTTCTCGCGGCTCGGCTTCGGAGGGCTGGAAATGCGTTCGAAGCTGCTCATCGGTCGTCTCCGAAGGCGGCGGCGGCTTGCTCTGGGGTCGTTGCATGGAGGGCGTCGAAATAGCGACGGGTGACGTTCGGGTCGTCGCTCTCTTCGGCCGCAGCACGCAGTACGTCGGCGCGGTTCTTCGGAGCCTCGTCCTCGATACCGAGTTCGCGGGCGCCCCGTTCCAACTCCTCGGCCGACGCCTTCCCCTCTTCTGGTTGCTCTGGGGTGAGGGCCGCAAGGACCTCAGCGAGAGCCAAGAGAAAGTCACTGAACGGCAGACCGCGTTCGCAGGCGTCCTCGTAGACAAGCTGCACGTCATCTTCGCGGAGCCGGTCGAGCGTCAGCGGCTTCTCCCCCTCCCCGTCTACCTGGGAGTCCTGGAGGGTGGCGAGGAATTGACGGGCACGCGTCATGGCGGCCGAAGTGTCAGGGCCGCTGCTCATCCAGACCGGGCAGGCGTGGATGAGGTCGGCCAGCGCCTTCGTCGCCTCCTCCAGGCGGTGCTCGGCGGAGTCTGCGCGGGCACGTTGCTCTTCGCGCTGCTCGCGGACTTCTCCGATTTCCTTGGCCCAGTGCCGACCGCCATTTTCTTGCCGCCACTCGGCTTCGCGGGCGTTCTGCTTCGCCCAGTCGCGTTCCTTCTTCGCCTCCTCAAGCTCCTCCCGTAGGGGGGCGGTGAGGATCGGCGCGGCGGCTTCGAGGGAAACTCGGGCAGCGTCGGAGCAGGTCGCCCACCGCGTGATCCTGCGCTCGTCGTCCCACTGCATCTTGGCGACCGCAGAAGCCGCAGCCTCGATCGCCGCCTCCGGTAGGTCTGTCGTCTGGTCAGGCATCGATTGCTTCCGTTTCTTTCGCGTAGTCGGCGATGCGGTTGACGACGTCTCCGATGCGGTCCAGCCTCGGATCGTCGGCGAAGATCTTCCCGTCGTAGAGATCGGCGAAGTCCTGGGTCTCCTCCGGTGAAAGGACGTTCGGGGCGTCGGCCGGGTAGTAGGTCGTGTACGTCGTCGGGTCGTGCTGGAAGCCGTCATCGGGGTCCATGTCGCAGTAGTGGCGCGTCGTGTGGTTGAACTCGATCGTCAGCGCCGGCCAGTCCTCCACCTGGGTCTTGTCGGTCCCGCTAGAGCCACTCACTGAGACCACTGTCCTTTCCATCGATGAGGGTCGAGGCGCCCATGTTCCAGTCGCGCATTAGTTCTCGCGTGGAGTGGCAGGAGGCTTTGACGCGGGCGATCACGTCCTCGGTCGTCGGGTTCCCCGGAGCATCGCCGTCTGGCCAGATTTCCTTGATGCCTAGGGTGTAATCGCCCGTGATCTCGAAGTGGAAGGTCTCCTGGGTCTTGTCAGGCATCGGAATCCTCCAAGGTCGAAGCCGCATGAAAGGCGTCCGCAAGACGGTCACAGTCGGCGAGCATCGACGCGCCCATTGCGCGTTCGGCAGCGCGGTCATCGCCCTTACGGTTCGCCGCCTTGTAGTAGACGGGGCGAACGTGGACATCCAGCATCGAGGCCAGCTTCTCGCAGTCCTTCGGCGCAACGTGAAGGCCGGCCGATTCGCGCTCGGCCGCGGCGAGGATGTCCGCCGCGATCCGGTCCTCCTTCCGGAACCCATCCGTCTCGGTGCTCACTTACGGCTCCTCTCGTTCATCGGTCTCTTGTCGTTCAAGTTCTTGCTCGACGTAGCTGCGGAGCCAGACGGTCGCCCTGTCCTTGGCATCGAGGGGAAGCGGTCGGAGGGCGCGCTCACAAGCTCGGAGTGCCTTGATCTCGGGGTGGAGCTTTTTGGTCATCGTTTCTCTCCATCGGTCTCTTGTGTGTGTTGAAGCTGGAAGCTGGTAGCAGATGCGGTACCATGTCGAAATGACCGATCCGATCCAGAAGAACCTCCGGGTGCCGCGCGACATGGCCCCGCGAATCAAATTCGAAGCCGACAAGCAAGGCATCTCCGAGAACACCTGGATGGTGGCCGTGATCGCGGGTGCGCTCAGATACGGTGAGCGCAACCCCGACGCGATGCCGGTCATGCACGCCTGGGGCGGGGAGAGCCACGTCGAAGTCATCGCTGAGAGGCTTGGCTTTTTCGAAATCTGGCATCTGGAACACGAACTGCGGATGAAACGAACCGCCGTCGATGCTCGCCTCAAGCCGCTTTTGAGCAGCGGCCAGGTCGTCGAAGACAGGGCCTCGACGGGCGGCACGCCGACCCTTTTTCGCTGGGTCGGTCCCAGGAAGTAGCTCACCCACCAGACACCCCCTGAGCCTCCGTCCCGTGGATCTCCACGGGGATGCCGCGTTTCCTGGCCTCGTCGATCGTGTGCTGCGTACCATTCGAGCCGGTGGTGAAGGCGATGACGAGATCGGGCTGAAGGTCGAGCATCGCGCAGTTGCGGAGGAACCGGGCCTGCTTCCGGAAGCCGTTCCAGCGGGCGTCCATCTTCGCCGTGTGGACGTTGTTGGCCTCGCAGACCGCCTCGGCCATCCGGTCCGCGCCCTTGGCATTCCCGTGGATGACGATCGCCGAGAGAACATCCTGCTGGCTCAGGCGATTCCTCAGCTCGCGGTAGCGCGCGGCCGAGCCGTCCGCCCAGTCCCGCGAGCCGCAGACGAGGATTCGCTTTCGGCTCACCTGGACGCCTCGTGAGCTTCTTGGTCTGGTTGTGGGGTGAGGTTCAGTGAAGTCTGGGCTTCGGGATCGGCAAGTAGCGCAGCGCGCAGAGCCTCGATGCCTTTCGGGGTGAGCGACACGGGACCGCACCAGACGCGCTCGAGCATCCCGCGCTTCATCAGTCGCTCGCGCTCTCGGCGGTCGGGCCGCTCCTCGCCGGCGATGACGTAGCGAAGGTCATTCGTGAGGACGAGCGAACCCTGCGCCGCCGCGACCAAGATCCTCAGCTGCTCCCCACTGATCGCTTTCAACTCCCCACCCCCTCCTTGAGGGACTGGTCCAGGTGAGAGGTCTCGTTGGCCATCAGTCGGCGTCCGATCCAGTAGGCGACGTTGACGGTGACGGCGTCTCCGCAGGCGGCGTAGCGGCGGCCGTCCGGCCGTGGGTCGACGGCACAACGGTCCAGCCGTCCGGAAAGCCCTGAAGGCGCTCGCACTCCGTCGGCGTCAGTCGGCGAACCGATGAGGTCGAAGGAGTTGGAGCCGGGTCGCTGGTGGCTGCGGACGGTCCTGGCGACGAGGGGGGTTCCTCGGCCGGTTCCGTCTTCGCTTGCGTCGAATCCCTCGGATCGGAGCGTGTGGGCGACGAGGTGTCCGGCCTGGGCGTCGTTGTCGTCGGCTCCTCCGCCTTTGCGGTCGAGGGCGTTGACGACGAGTTGGCCGGCAGCCGCCTCGTCGGCTCCGATCCTGTGTCCGCCGGCAGCCGGTCCGGTGCCGAGCGTGCCGACGATGTTCTCGTCGTCCTCTTGTCGTCGTCCCGGTGCTGAGACGCCAGCGCTGCTAGAGCCTCGGCTAAGACTGGCGGCAACTCGCGTCCGCGCTTCTCGGCCCGTCTCAAAATCCCCGCCGCCGCCCTCGGGCTCAAGTAGAACCTCTCTGGCACGTGCGCCTCGAGCACGTCGGGCAAGGATGAAGACACGGCGCCTTCGCTGGGGCACTCCGAAGTGTCGTGAGTCCAGCACTCGCCAGGCGAGGTCGTGGAACCCGAGCTCGGCCAGCGTCGCGAGAAGGACGGCGAAATCTCGTCCACCGTGGGATGAAAGAAGTCCGGGAACGTTCTCAACGAGGAGCCAACCCCTATCGCCGAGAAGAGCGTCGGCGATCCGTGCGAACTCGAAGAAGAGGCTCGATCTCTCACCGGCCTCGAGACCCGCGCGTCGACCGGCGACGGAGAGGTCCTGACAGGGGAATCCCCCGAAGAGGAGATCGACACCATCGGCGGCAGGCGGTCGCCCCTCGACTTCAGCGAGTGGACCTCGTCCTTGCCGATCGACCTGTCGTTGCCGTACTCCTGCAACGCCCACGTCTCGAACGTCCTCGAAGCACGGCACTCCCGGCCAGTGTCGGGCGAGGACTTCCCGTCGGTAGGCGTCCTGCTCGCACTGGAAGACGATGTCGACTCCGGCCCGGTGCATACCGAGGTCGAGACCGCCGACGCCGCTGAAAAGTGATCCGGCCCGCATGGGCTTTCCTCCTCAGACACGGACACCCTCCGGGGAGCCGGTCATCGCCCTGCGCCTCGACCGAGGGTGTGTCTGCTCATCTCGCGACACTGGAGCGCCCACGAAACCGCCCACGAGACGAACTCCCCTAGCCGCTGAGCCGTGCCTACGAGGTTCGGATGGTCACACCCACTCCCACGCCTCCCGATCGGCTCTGCCAAGGGAGCGGAGCGGGTTACATCCAATGGGGGAGATTGGCGGTTACGGAACGCAGCGCCGCAAAGGAATGCCATCTAGCGGCCCTCCTGCTCAGAAGATGCACTCGACGCCCGCGCGGCCAAGCCACCTTCGACACTGGGATCGGCGGTGGTGATGCCGTTTACCAGACGGCGAAAGGTGTCCCGACGCTCCTTGAGCGCGCCGCTGGCGCTGAGAAGCCGCAGCCCCAACTCCCTCGCGTCCTGCTCACTGAAGTGCACTTCGTCGGTCCGCGCCGGGGACTCGATCCCGAGCGCGACACACGTGCCGCCTTCGGCGAGGTCGACCTCGAAGCGGAATCCGTCTGCCTGGATGGGCTCAGCCATTCGCGGCCTCCTCCTGGTCGTCGACCGGCCGCAGCTCGCTCGGCTTGTCGAACAGCTTCTTGATGCGCTCCCGAGCGAGCTCGTCGTCGGTGTGGCCATAGCGTTCCCGGATCAGCTCGCCGTCGTCGGTGTGACCCAGCTGCCTCGCGACGTCGCTGCTTCCCTCGGAGCCTTGGGCGCGGAACTTCTCCAGCAGCCACGTGGCGGCGAAATGCCGTAGCTCGTGGAAGCGGAGTTTCGGCCGGCCGAAGGCGATGCGCACCGGGTTCCACATCCCGTAGAGCGAGGTCGCCGACATCGCGCCGCCTTCCTTGTTGCGGAACACGAAGTCCATCGGCCGCTCTTTGCCGTCCTCGTCGACCCGGACCACGGGCTTGCGTCGGTCGAGTTGTGGCAGCACAGCTGCGGCCTCTGGCGGCAGCGTGATGATCCGCGTCTCGTCGTTCTTCGGGGTCGTGCAGCGCCGCTTGTAGATCTGGCGTTCGACGTGAACCTCCTGGGCGCGCAGGTCGATGTCGCCCCACTCCAGTCCGAAGATCTCGCTCTCCCGCATGCCGGTGTAGGCCGCGAAGATGATGAAGCTGTAGAAGCAGGTGTCGGGCAGACTCTCGGCCGCGATCTCGGCCAGCCGCGTGACCTCGGCCTGCGTCAGCCAGTCGGTCTTCTTGCGGCGCTCCTTCCGCGACTCGTGCTGGAAGTCGAGCCCGAGCCACACGTTCTCGGTGACGAGCCCCTCGTCTTTCGCGTCGGTCCACATCGCCCTGGCCTTCATCGCGGCGCCGGGTTTCGCCTTGGTGAAGCGTCGGGCCATCAGCCGGCTGAACTCCTGCATCCGGATCTGGGCGCCCTTCTTCGGGCCAAACTGGAACTCGCAGAGCTGCTTCGCCATGTAGGTGTAGTTCTCGTTCGTCGACTGCTTCGGCCGCGGGTAGTCCGTCAACCAGCGCTTCGAGAAGGTGCCGATGGTCTCCTTGGACGGCGCCACGCGGGCGAGCTCCTCGATCTTCGCGATCGACGCTTTGATCGCCTCGTCCTCCGTGTCGAAGGTACCGACCCAGACCGTCTTCCCAAGGCTCGGGATGTACGGGTTGGCGACCCACTTCTCCCCTCGCTTCTTGACGCCGTAGCGCTTGCCCTTCTTATCCGACATGAGCCAACCCCTTTCCGTCTGGGCGGCGCTCCCAGTTCCGCGCCGCCGTCAGCTTGTACAGCCTGAATCGCCCCTTCTGCCTCGAAGGGAGTCCTTCACGGTCGAACCGTTCGATCGTCTTCGTCGACCAGCCCCACTCCTCCGCCAACTCCTTGCGGGTGAGCCAGGGCTCCGAGCCACCGAAATCGACGTGGACGACCGTTCCCATGGCTCAAGCCGCCCGCTCCGAGTATGGCCGTCCGAGCCACGGCGGGATCGGCGACTCCGAGCCGCCGCTGGAGGTCTCGACCTTGATGGCCTGCTCGACTTTCATCCGCGCGCCCGTGAGAGCGTGCTGGTCGGCGAGCGTGACGCACCCCTTCGGGCCCGCGAGAAGAGCCTGCGCCTCGTCCCGGGTGAACTCCACGGTGACGCTCATCGAGCGTGCTCCTTCCTGATCTCATCGATGCCGGTCTCCAGGTCGTCGATCTCGACCTCCTGCTCGAACGAGCCGGCGATCTTGATCCGGATCTTCGACTCGTCGCCGCCGGGCCGTAGCTGGATCGGGCCCTGGCTGAACCCCTCCGACGTTTCGGCCGGAACTTCCACCCAGCTGTCTTCCCTTTTCGCAACCCGTTGCTGTCCCATCGGTGCGACTACTCCCTTCCCTCGATCTTTTTCTTGGTGAACTTCGTCTGGGTGTGGGTGTCGACGTGCTCGGTCAGCACGAACTCGCGGTGCTCCGGATCGCTCCGGGCCCACTCGATCGCGCGGACCAGGATGTCCCAGTCCTTGACGCGCCGAACCTCACTCGGAAAGGCGTTGAATTCCAGGTCACCGACGACGATGCGACCGTTTTCTTCGACCCAGCCGCGCATCGCCGTCTGGAGCTTCCGGCTCTCCCGTTCGAGCGCGAGCTTCTTCTCGAAGGCTTCGACCGCCTCCTCGCCTGACTCGATGGGCGGTGCGTCGCGCAGCTGCGGCGGTATCGGACACTCGTCCGGCGCACAGCAGGTCGAGCACCAGGAGCCGTCGCGCGCCGGCCACTCGCCCGTCTGCATCGACCGCTCGAAGGCGAGGAGGTTGCGTTCGAGCGACCGCCTGAACTGGAAGATCTCGGCGCGGGACCAGTCGGCTTCGCGCCGGACGATGCCGCCCTCCTCGGTGCGGTAGCGCGGGTACTCCTCGTAGAACCAGGCGTGATCGATTCCGTGGCCGATCGGCAGCCCGGTGTCGGCGCGGACGCCGAACATCGCCAGCAGCGCGTAGAGCTGCCCCTGGAAGACGCGGCGCATCTCGTCGGGCTTTTTGATCGCCAGCGAGGTTTTGGCGTCGCGGATGTAGAAGGTGTCGTTGGCGGCTTCGAGGAGGTCGATGGTCCCGGTGACCGTCCAGCCGGCGATCTCGATCCGCATCGGGATCTCGGTCCCGATGAAGGTCTCGGGGTCGTGGGCGTAGGACTCGGCCCAGTTGTAGGCGCAGAGCCGGACCACGTCCTCCTCCTCGGCCGAGAGCGTCCAGTCGAGATGCTCGAGCAGGATCGCGTCCGCGAGCTCGGTCGCCATCTCGCCCGGGTAGGTCGTCTCCCCTTCGCGCTGCAGCCAGTCGATGACCTGCTCGACCACCAGGTGGAGTGCCGTGCCGCGGGTCATCGCGTGGCTCTCGCGGTCGGGGTACTTCATCTCCAACATCGCGCTGTACGGGCACTTGTCGTGCCGGGACAGCAGCGTCTGACGGAGCGTCTCGGGGACGACGACGGTTCCGGTCACAGCCGCTCCTTCGTGTCTTCGATCCACAACGCCTCGAAGGCATCGGCCTGGGCTTCGGACTCAAGGCGCAGCTCGTGCTCGATGTCGGCACGGCGCCGTTCCCGGTCCCAGAGGAATGCGAACAACGCGAGCAGGGTGGCGACGGCCAACGCCGCGACGCCGCTCACGACTGCATCTCCTCGAGCGCCGTGACCAGCGCTTCCAGGCGCTCCATCGAGCCGCGTGCGCTGTCGAGCGACCGTTTGAAGGCGGCTTTTGGCATCGCCGTCGGGTCGACGTTCTTGTGAATCTCTTCGGCGCGAGCCACAAGCGCGAGCGCGGCGTCATCGCTGAGCGGCTCCGGCTCGACCGGCGCGTCGGGAGCAGCGGCGCCGTCGGCTTCGACCTCCAGCTCCACGTCGCCGATGGCCTCCTCGGCATCCCCGTGGTCGAGGACCTCGCCGAACTTCGCGGTGCCCCCGTTCTCCAGCCAGCCGTCGTAGCGGTCGCGCAGGTGCTTGATGCCGGACGCCGTGATGACCGTCTGCTTCTTGTCGCGGCCGGCCTTTTCCGTGAAGCCCGGATCAATCGCCACCGAGGGGATCGCGTAGAGCGAGACGCCGACGCCGAACTTCACGGCCGCCCGCTTCAGGGCATCGGAGTAGAGGCCTTTGCCCTTGTAGCCGGAGCCGACGTCCTCGCGGGTGATGCCGTCGATCGTGAGGCGGCAGATCAGCGAGCCACCGGCGATCTCGTAGTTGTCGAACCAGAGATGCGGCACGATCAGGTTCAGTCGCTCGATCACCAGTCGGGCGTCGATGTAGGCGGCGACGTGAAGACCGCCGACGATCTTGAACTTCACGGCGTTGCGGGCGAACGGGCGCCGAAGGAGCGGCGCGGCCTCGCGGAACGAGTCGACAGCACCGATTTGGGATGACCCTTCCTTAGGGGTCACGACCTCTGTCATTTCGCCTCCTCGATGACCCAGCCGAGCGCTGCAAGATCGCTGTCGTGCAACCCCAGGACATCGGATATCTGCTTAGCGCGGATCGCCGACGGGATGAGACCCCGGCGGTAGTTCGACACCTGGGATTCGGTCGCCCCGATCGCATTGGCAAGCGCTTTACCGGTCATTCCTCGCGCGGCGAGGAGGTCGTTCAGCTGTGTCGTGTGTTTGGGGGTCATGCGACACGAGGAGTAAACCACGTCCGCCAAACATTTGCAAACGTATGTCGAAGGTCGGTACGTTCTGACATCGCAGGGCACTCACCCCCCAAACCCACAGAAGGGCGATGAATGAGACGAAGCACGCTCCCCTTTCCGCAGGCCTTCCGTGGCCTTCGGGAAGACCTCGACATGACGGAGCGCCAGGTCACCAAGGCGGCGCTCGCCCATGGCGGCCAGACCTTCTCCGTCATGAATCGGGTCTACATCGGGAAGACCGCCGTGCTGCCGCATCACATGAGAGCCGTCGCCCCCGTCCTCGGGGTCACCCCCGAGTACTTCGCCGAGTACCGGCTGTTCCAGGTCATCGGCCTCTTCGACATCAACGGCGACGGGCGCCGTGGCCTCGAGCCACTGCCGTTCGACCGGGCGATGCACAATCTGGACCGCTTCGAAGACCTCATGCAGATGGCCCGCAGTCAGCAATCAGACGAAAGCGCCCATGACCCGGCGACGGTGGCCGCTGGACTCGAGGGAGAGGGCGCACCCGTTCGTGAAGCGTCAGACGAGCGCTCCTGAGCTCAGGAGGCTCCCCCACCGGGTCGCTCTCGTAGAGCGCCCAGAGCGCGAAGTAGGCGGTGGCGTCGAGGTACTGCGAGCTATCCGGCAAGTCGACCTCCCGAGACGATGGCGCTTTGCTCGCCGGTGACCCCTGGCGTAGCTCTTCTCCCGAATCCCCTGAGCGAGAGTCTCATTCTGATTACGAGATGAGATCCCGTCTATAGGACGTACGCCGACGTACTGCCTACCCACTCAACGACCGCTTGAGCAATACCCGGTTGGCGGCCGCGACGATCTTGTCGTACTCGGATTTGCTCAGCCGCCCGGCTTTCAGTTGCTGCTTGGCCCGGGCCTTCGCGTTCGCGGCGTGACTCCGATCCGGGATGGGGTAGCTCCGTCCCGGACCAGCGAACTGTGACGAGGGGAGCTTCTTTCGCGCCGCAGTCGAGAGCGTCGCCACGATCTAGCCCTTGCCAGCCTGTGAACGGGCGATACCGAGGACGCCTAGGCCGGCGCTCGAGCCCCCGACGCCGATCCCCACGTCGGTGACGTAGTCGCTGAAGCTGAGCACGTCGGGGTGGATGATCGCGATGGCGCCCCCGACGCCGACGATGATCAGAACGATCGCCAGCACGAGGATCGAGGTGAGCGGGGAGTTGTCGAGCAATTCGAGCACTGGGTCCTCCTAGAGGTAGGAACGAATTTCGTAGTCGGCGAGGGACTGCGGCCCCGGGCCGTCGACCGTGGCGCAGGAGCCACCGCCGAAGAGGTCGAAGACGCCGGCGTCGATCGGCGGCGAGCCGTGGCCGATCGTGGTCTCGGCCTTCGGGTCGTCGACGAGCTCGACGTGATGGTGTGGCGCCGGGCCGTAAAGGACGAGGTCACCGGTCTTCGCCTGGGCGCGCGAGACGCGCTTGCCGTGTTCACCCTGCGTCCCCGTGTAGCCGCCAGCAGTCAGCGTGTTCGGCCCTGACGGTGCCTCGAGATCACAGACGAGGTAGACACCGTCGCCGAAGGTCGAGCAGTCCCAGATGCGACCGAGCGCGTAGTCAGCGAGGACGTGCAGGTAGTCGCGGACGCCACCCGTCTCCGAGTAGTAGTTCCGCTGGAGGCCGACCGCGCAGTTGTGGGCCGCCGTGTGGATCGCGAGGCGCAGCCGCTGCCGTGCAGTACCCCCCGTGATCTTGTGACCGTCGGGGCCGACCTTCGCCTTGTTGGCCTTGATCTTCTTCTCGTAGGCCGCGGCGCTGGTGTCGAGCTTGTTGATCCGCTGCTGGAGGGTCTTCGTGACGCCGAGGTAATGCTGCGCGCGGAGGTGGTTTCTGTAGGCGACGTGGGCGTGTTGGCGCGCCTGCTTGTCGTAGGATGCCGCAGCCTTCGTCAGACCCTTCGCGCGGCGCTGGTCGGCAAGCCGCTCGGCCTTCTCCTTCTGGTTCTCGGCGATGTAGGCCCGTTTGCGGTTGGCCTTGTAGCGGTGCTGGGCCCGGGCGAGCAGCTTCTGTTGGATCCCGAGCGATTTCGTGGCGGCCGCGAGAAGTTTCCTGAGTCGATTCATGGCCGCCAGTGTCGTGAGATCACCGGACAGAACGTCGCGAGATCACGCGACACCAGATTTCGACCTATCTGTAACGGCCGTCGCAGTCGATGCCTTCGATATCCCTGATGCGTGCGCGGTGCACCGAGTTGCCTTCGGCCACGATCCGGTCGATCACCGATTGCGGCGTATCCGGGAGCAGGAGGCGCAGCCGTGGGTCGTCGCGTTTGACGATCGCTTCCCGCTGGTCTTCGATCTCGGCTTCTTTCAGCGGAGAGCTTTCGCAGTTCTCGACCAGCGCTCGGCGCAACTGCGATTCGCTCTGGGCGCGAAGGAAGACCGTTGCGCCGAGGGCGCCGACACCTGTGCCCGAGACGACAGCTGAGACGACGATCACGACGAAGCTGAGCCGCACGCCGAGCGCGCCCTTCTCAAGTCGCCTACGCATGGCCCAGGAAGGTCGCGATCACACCCAGGAGGGAGAGAGCGAGACCGGCGAAGGTCACCGAGACCGTGTAGAGGGCTTTACGGGTCTTTTCTTCCCCCGCTTCCCGCTTTGCGTCGCTCTTCTCGATCGCCTCTTCGATCTTGGTGATGTCGGAGCGCGCGTCGCTGACATCGTGCTGGAGGCCGACGATCTCTTTCTCCTGGTCCACCTGTCTCACCTGAAACTCGCCGAGTTTCTTGTGCAGGCCACCGAGGCGTCGATCGTGTTCGGTCAGCTGGAACTGGAGTGGATCCGCGCTCACACTCGCCTCGCGATCAGCTGCTGGATGATGCCTTCTTCTTCCGGCGTCAGGATCTGGCGGCCGGGGGTGAGGATTTCATCGACCGGGACTTCTCCGATCGAGACGGCGCGACCTTCAGGGGCGATGGGCTTGTCGCTGTACTTCGCGCCGCCCTTCACTTCGGTCCCCGCGCCCTGGTCGATAGTCGCGGTTTCACCGCCGTTGCCGTACGTGATGCCACTGCCGCCGGCCGTGAGTTCGCTCGGCTTGATCCCCAACTGCAGCGCGACCTTCTTCCCGAGGCCGGGGACGTGGCCGACGTTGAAGGTTTCGAGGTAACTCTGCGGGGGCGAGCCGTAGAAAGCGAGTCCCTTGCTGGAGTTGTCGACGGAGGTCCCGAAGAACCGTTTTCCAATCTTCATGAAGGTGTGCACGCCGTTGTAGTAGACGGTCACGGCGCCGGGGCCCGGCTGCAACACCTGACCCATGTTCCCCGAGGTCAACGGCGAGTTCAGGACCCCGATCTTGTGCAGCACCCAGGACACCGCACCGCTGCAATCGAGACCGGTAGGGCTTTCTTCGAACGCACCGTGGCCACCGCCCCAGACGTAGGGAATGTGCCCGTGAGCCAAGGCTTTCGCCGCAGTCAGCGCTGCCTGGAACCGCGTGTAGACGTGGGGTTCGATCGGCCCAAGCGATTTGTGGTGGAGCACCATTTCAGGGTCGATCCCGGCTTCACGGGCGAGCGTCTTGGCTTGCGCCAGGTTCTTCACGGCTTCGGGGTCTCGACTTGCGTTGCCGGCGGCGACAAGTCCTTCGGCCAGCGAGCGATACTGCGGGGCGCGATCGGCGCCCGTTTCTTCCTCACCCTGGACTTCCTGCCAATGGACCCACGCCGGGTTCCAGCTACGTCCGTCCGCCAGGAATCGTTCGATCGCCGAGCGCGTGGCGTCCCGCGCATCGAGACGCTGCTGGACATTCCCGAAGCTCGGGCCTTCCTCGGCGAAGAGGCCGATGTGTGCTTCTTCCGGATCGGCGAAGTCGGCGAGCTGCCGCTGCTCATCGGCGTTCCCGGCCGACTCTGCCTCTGCCACGCCGACCCCTTCAGCCACCTCGGCGGGAGTCAGATTCGCGCCGATCTTCCGCCCCTCCTCAACCAGGAGCGTGCCGATTTCTTCGGGGGACAGCTGCCCGTGGATCTTGACGTGACCAAGAATCCGAGACGCCGAGACGGCCTTCTGGGCCGCCTTCAGATTCGAGAGCGCTTCCCGGTTCTGCGGCGTCGAGATGACGCCCTTCTTGCTGATTCGCAGGGTTCCGTTCTTCAGCGCTTCGGCCAATTCGGCTGCCGTCGCGTTGCCGAGCGTCTTAGCGCCGAGCGGATCGCTCGCGTTCGGCTGCCCCTTGCGCTGCCGCGCCGCTGCTCCCCCTGGAGGTAACCCGTTCGGTTGTAGGAATTTGCCTTCGTTGAGGACTTCCGCGTAGGTCCGGTTGTTGTGCCGGACGACGTTGGGGTTCGAGTACCTGGCCGGATTTTTGTAAAAGACACCCCCGTCCTTCACGCCGGGGCCGACCTCAGGTGCCCCCTTCGTCCCAACCCTGGGAATCAGGTTCAGGAGCTCTTCCGTGGATGGACTCTTGATCTTCGGCGCCTGCGTACCGTCGACCAGGTGCGCCAGCGCGCCGCCGAAGGCTTCCGCCAGCACCCTCTGGGACGTTCCCCCATTCTGCGTGGACGCCTTCGAGGCGCGCTCCAAGGGTTCTACCCCCAGGTTGAGTGCGGCCTTGGCGGTCTGAGCAACCGTTCGACCGCCGAGTAGGGGAGACGTCAGGTCGTCCAGGGCGTCGAGGACGTCGGAGATGTGCTCGATATGGTGGGTAGGCGACGGCGGCGTCAGGCCGGTCGCGGTGTAGGTGGCAGGCGAGTATTCGTAACCGGACGCCGACGGGAGCTCGGTATCCCGTGGCCCAGCTGGCACCCCGGGCTGCGGAGTCCGACCTTCGTGTTCATGCCGAGAGGCGAGCGACGGAAGTCCCGACGTGCGTGGCCCTGGCGGCACGCCTGGCTGACGAAGACGGCCCTCGTGTTCGGCGAGGCGATTGCGCGCCATCAGCGGATCTCCTGCACCAATGTACGAGTTGCGACTGACCGCTCGAGAGGTCTACACTCGCCGCCCATGGTCGATTTCGATACTCCGATCGCCGTGAAGGTCCTCGCCGCCGTCCTCGTGCCCGTCGTGATCGCGTTGATGATCCTGGCGATCGTGCACGGCACCGTGGGGCCGCATGAAGTGGCCGAACTACGGCACGCCGCCAAGTAGTTCATCGGTTCGCCCACGCTTCCGCGAAGCTGGCGCCGCTACTCGCTTCCGCGCGGTCGCCCCACGATTCTCCGAAGGACTGCCCTGCCGAGCCCTCGAAGTGGCCGAACCCTGATTCGGATTCCTGCTCTTTCGGGACGGTGATCGTTTCCTTCGGTTCGCGCAGGTACTGGACGAAGCTCTTGTCATAGGAGTGCGGGACCGAGACGTGCGGATGGAAGGTGACGTGGCCACCTTCCTGTTCGAAGAGATCGTTCACGCCCGGCAGCCCCGAGGTGCCGAGTCCCCACAGTGCCGCGATCAGCCGGTTCTCTTCGCCTTCGATCGGCTTGCCGTTGTACTGCTGACCCTTGAGCGCTTCCAGTACGGAGGAGAACTGGGCGAAGCTGGCTTTGCTGGCAGCTTCGAGCGGTTCGGAGGCGTAGCCGAAGCTGTTGTAGTTGGCCGTCGGCACGACACCGCCGTTGGCCAGCGGAATCGACCCCTGTAGCCAGCCAGGGAGCGGTTCTTTCCCGTATTTCTCCAGGCCGTACTGTTCCCGTTCGACCTGGTCGGCAGCCGCGGCAGCGGCCAAGAAGCCGGTCTGGATCGAGCGGTGCGCGGGCATCGTGACGTAGACGTATTTGTAGGCCGCCCGCATCCAGGTCCAGAACGGGACGACGTTGGAGAGGACGCGGCGCGCCTCGGGCGACATCTGCGTGTAGTTGCCGAGCGTCTGCTCGAGGTTCTTCTGCAGGCGCACGCGCTTGGCCGGATCGTCGACACCTTTCGCCCAGTCCTTCACGATGTCGTCGGTCAGGCGCACCGATTTGAGCCACGACCCCTGCGTCGCTCGGATGTCCTGGCGGATCTGCTTGCCGAGGATGCCGTAGCTCGGCAGCGACTCGGAGAGGAGGGCGTTCGTCGCCAGCAGGTAATGCGAGAGACGCCCGACGACCTGGGGTAGGAACTTGACGGCCGCCTGAGCGGCCCCGTGTTTGTGGGACCACTCGGCGGCGTCCCGGACGCTCTGGGCCAACTTGTTGCCGCCGGTGACGACGTTTTGCACACCGCGATGAGGGGCGAGCTCGTCGACCGACGAGTAGTGCGCGCCCGGCTTCACCTGTTCGAGGCGCTCCGTGCTCAGCGCCCGCTTTCCCTTCACCCCGGCGTAGAAGTCCAGCGGCGTCGCTCCACCCATGATCGTGCGCATGTAGTTGTCGAAGACGTTCCCGATATAGAAGCTGACCGAGAACGGGAGGACCGCGCGTTTGAACACGTTGGTGGCGGCCTGGATCGCTTTCAGGCCGGTGCCCGAACCCTCCGCGTCTTGCCTCAGGATCTCCGCCGCCTTGCGATCGACGAAGAGGTACTGCCCCGGTTTGATCGTCTCGGGGTGGGTGATCTGGTCGGCGAGGTGCTGCCCTGCGGCTTCCTCGATCGATACCGGGTCCTGGTGCTGGAGCGCGCCCTCGATCTCGTCGGCGGTCGACGCGAAGGGATAGCGGGGAACGGCCGCAAGACGCGTCCCCTCCGGAAAGCCGAAATGCGTCGGGTCTTCGATGACCCGCTTGGCGTCATCCCACGTCTCGACGTTCGGGACCTCGATGCCGAACTGGCTCATCTGATCGTGCCACGCACGGGCCCGATCGACGAGTCCCTGCGACCGCCTCAGCTGACGCACCAGCGCCTCGACGCCGCCTTGGTGCATCCCGGCGAGCACCGACTCCCCGGAGCGCGCGCCCTTGTCGAGTCCTGAACCCCCGAAGGAGGGGCGGTAGAAGTCGCCGGCGGTCGGAGCCTTGTGGCTCAGGAACCCGGGCGGCTCGATGTGGCTCGCCGCCATGTGGGTGTGGATCGCCTCCGTCGAAAGCGGATGACCCTCGCTGTCGAGCAGCTGCTCGTTGCCGTGCAGTCGCTTGATCTCCTGGATCTTCGCCCGGTCCTCCGGCGACGCATTCTCGAGTTCGAGTCCCTTCAGTTCCCCGCGAAGGTCTTCGATGTGCGCCGCGTCCTCATGCGACACGCCGTAGCCCGCGTCCATATAGATCCGCGCGTACGGGATCGCCGAGGCCTTCGCGGCCCTCTCGGGAGTGATGAGCTTGAGGTCGACCAGTTCGTCGAGGATCTCGTGCTGGATGGCGATGAACTTGTCGGCGCTCTCGACGGTGCGCACCGCCAGATGACCGTTCTTCTCGGCCTTGACGACCCGACCGAGGGCCTTGGAGATGTCGCGATTCCGCTTCAGCTGGGCCTTGTTCAGGCGTGGCTTGCCATCGCGCGTTTCCTCCGCCGCACGGTCGATCAGCTCTTTGTAGGCCGCGGCGTCGTCGGTGAAGCTGCTCGGGTCGCGAAGGATCCGTTCGACCGCGAGGTGGACGACTTCGGCGCTCTTGCGGTCGATCCGGCGCAGCCCCTTCTTCGGGAGCGCCTTCTTGAGTTCGAGAAGCCGTTCCCGCGAGTGCGTCCGTCTCGTGCGCTCAGCGTCGGCTGCAGCTCTGCTGGCCGCCTCCTTAGCGAAGTGCGTTGCCCGGTGCGTGCCCGGTTTCGGCTGCGCCCATTTCGAGTTGTCGAAGGCCCGCTGGGCGAGATTGCGGAGAACGTCTCGCGAGTAGTTGCCTCGGTCGACGGCGACGCGGCTACCCGGGATCTCGACATCCGGTCGCGGCCCGACGTCGGCGACGTGGACACCAGGGACCGCACGGAGTCCGGCGCCCGCAACGCGACCAGCGGCGTTCAGCGCCCCCGACGCTTCGAGCCCCGAGTACAGCGGGTGGTGCTCGAGCGCCTCGAGCGCGCCCTTCGTGTCGCCTTCGGCCAGGTGCGGCAGCAACCCGGTCTGGCGCCACTGGTCGAGCAGGTTCTGCAGTTCGGCGCTGTTGCCGTTGGCGGCGTTGTACGCGGCTTTGCCGGTGAGGTAGATCGAGGGGATGACCGTCGATGGAAGGGTGATCGCTTCTTTCGCCAATGGGATCGGCGAGAGAGCGTTCCCGACCGCGTTCAGCAGCCCCGCGTAGTTGCCTTCTCCCGTGAACCCGGCCTCGAGAGCGCCGGGGTTCCGGTGGATGGCCGCCGTCGGGATCTGCAGCGCGATCGGCGAAAGGATCGGATGGCGGATCGGATAGCTGGCGACTCTCGCGCCAGCCTTCCCGGCGACCTTGACCGGCGTGGGTACACGGTCGGCGAAGGCGTGCGCCGCCTGCTGACCCTTTTCGCGGGCTGCCTTGACGGCGTCGGGCTCGGCATCTCTCACCGCCTGCTTGACGGCGTCGGCTGCTGCGGCACGCTTCGCTCCCACCTTGGCGAAGGCATCCCGGACCGCATTGCTCGCGGCCTTCTCGCTCGCCGCACCCGTCGCCTCGCGCGCCGCGCCGCCGGCGGCCGCGTCGGCCGCAACGTCCGCAGCGCCTTTCCCGGCGATCGCCGCCAGGTCTCCGATACCTGACAGAGCCAGCACGGCGTTCGTCAGATCGGCCGGTTCCTTCAGCGCTTCATCGCGGCCCTGCGCGCGGAGATGTTCGACGGCGTCGAGAGTCGGCTTGCCGTAGATCCCGTGGATGTAGCCGCGCTGGGTCGGCGTCAGCGGCGCACCGGATTCGTAGGCCTGTTGACCTGCGATCGTCGGGTTGATCGAATCTTCCAGGCCGAGGCCCAGTCCACTCAGCGGGCTCTGCGGTAGGTAGAGGGCCCGACCGAAACGACGTTTGCCGATTACACCGGGTTGGTTGACGCGACCTTCGTGTTCACGGCGCAGGCTCGTCGGGATCTGTGCGGCCGTCGTCGGCGTGACTTCGGCGCGAGCTCGTTCGGTGGCCGCTCGGTTGCGGTCACCGGTCGGGACATCGGGCAGCGGCGTACGCCCCTCGTGCTGGGCGATGCGGTTGCCGCGGCGACGGCGCTGCCGCGTCGTCCCCATGGGGATGCGTCCCTCGTGTTCGGCGAGCCGATTGGCCACGGCTCAGCCTTCGGCGACTTCCCCGCCGTCGGCCGGGAGTTTTCCGCGGTGCTGCAGCTGGGCGAGCTGTTTGCGGAGCATTTCGACCGCTTCCAGTGCGTCCTGATAGCTCCCCGCTCCCGCTTCCTTCTTGACGACCTTGACGAATTCTTCCCATTCGGGAGCGGAGTGGGGCGGTTTGAGTTCGTTGCCCTTCTTCGTTTCTTCGCCGTGGTGGGCGAGCAGGTACTTGTAGCCCGAGAGGGCCACGTCGTACATGCTCTGGACGTTGTCGCTGACTTCGGCCGTGCCGCCGGGCCCGTAGGTCTTGAGCGCGGCCTTGCGGTGGTTCTCCTTAACTTCGGCGGCGTGCTCGCGTTCGTTCTTCGCGACTTCCTGGCGATGCGATCGCTCGCGCTCTTCCTGTTCCTTCAGCGACTGCGCGCCGCTCGAGCGGGAACTTTCGAGCAGGTTGTCGAAGTCGGAGGCGATCCCCGCCTGCCGTTTGGCGCGATCTTCCAGGAGGCCCTGCCGGGCTTCCCTCTGTGCCTTGTTCCGTTCTTCCGCCGCGCCCGCGTACGCGTATGGGAGTGCCTGTACGGCTTCGCCCTGACGGGCGCTCAGGCCCTGGATC